TTAGTATTCAAAGATCCAGTCAAGATTATCATATGGGCACCACTTTGCGTAAAGTTCGTTTATATAGTAAGCAACACCAAAGCGTTCCTTGCCCAACTCTTTAGCAAACTTATATAGTCTAATATCATTTTGCCTTTCGAGTGTATCCATTCCAGCCTCTATCCATTGCCCAATATTATCACCATCTTCGTGAAGCATCATTTCTCCATGCCAAAAATCAGCTTTATGTGTACCTTTATATTCCTTAGGCATTTCCGTATTCACTTCCGAATAATACTGAATGAGGTATTTATATGGTGATTCCAGATAAAGCCAATTGTGTTCAACAGAATATAAAGCTTCCTCGATACCTGTTACAGATGAACCATTCTCATCGGACTCTTGAACATCAAATATTCGATAAGTCCCATCTTCCATTTTTCTAAATCTAAATCTCCCAAGAAGAACAAAGCTTCTGCAAACATATATCCATCCATTATCTAGATAGAAATTGTATCGATCTTCCCATCCGGGTTCAAACGACTTGATGACACGTCGATGTAACTCTGGAGAGATGACCTTTTCTTTAAAAGGGTTTGTTATATGAGTGAAGTGATGATATTCAATATTTGTACGAGCATCATTCTTTGCCCAAAATACCCTTGCCCATTCTTTTTGTCGTTTAATCTTTGATATAGTTCTATGATAGCGTTCGTTGATCTTCAAAGGTATGCGAATATCATTGACGCAATGATTTTCATCAGCGTATTTCTTCTTGATGAAGTAGTTGCGACATCCATACATAGCTTCAGCGATAGCTCCTGTTAATGTGCCTAAAAGTCTTTTGTTTCCTTTCATTCTCATGGCATTATGCAAAGCACTACCGAAGTCGAAAGCATTGTAGAATGCATCCCAAGCTCTGAGAATGTAGGATATTGGAGATTCTTGATTCCGCCAGTCCCAATCGTGACGGCAACCTTTGAAAATACCTCCAAGTTCTGCATAGACGTCATCCTTTGTCTTACCATTTCTCAGCAAATATATTATCTTACGAAGGAATTGTAAGGAGTACCATGCTTCTTTCTCAAGGTCATGTTCAAAAATTAGACTGCAGTTGTTCTGACTTTTCTCTTGATACCATGCGCAAGGAATCACTCTTACCATTGCAATTCCTATGGCCATTGTATTATAGTTGTAGTTATAGTCTTGCTTTTCAATCCACTCCTTAACTCCTTCAGAGTAGCATACGACATCGTCATTGACAACACGAAACCATGGACGAATGTATTCTTGATATTCTGCTTCGTTCATGAATAGATTAAAGTCAAGTGCATCTGCAGTTGCAAGCACAGAAAGACCAAGTTCAGAGAGCAATGCTTTCTCTGAAATCAAGAATGGGTAAAACTTCTCATGATCGTTTTCCCAAGTCCATGCTGCTAAGTCGCCAACAATTGCGCCAATCATACAAAGTTTCTGTTATAGTGCTACTCAAAGTATTTATCGATGAAGTTTATCTGTTCATTATTGAGAACAGCATACTGAACATATCTGCTGATACCTATCATTTCCAGTTCATTAAATCCAAGTTCTTCGCCTTCATACATGGCTGCAACAGGAGTGAACTCAAAGCAATCATTATCAGGAACAAATGGAGCCAACCAACATACTTCGTCTTGTCTTGTCACGCTTGTGTTGGTTACTTCTAATTTGTATCTGATTTGATAATGTCCTTTACCTGACATAAAAAGATACACGATGTCACCAACATTAAGTTTCTTGTTAGACTTGCGCCAATAGAGTTTGCCGTATAAAGCAATACTCTTTGTATGATCAAGGAAACTTTCATTTCCTTTGAGTAATACATGCTTAATTGTATTCATATCAATCTTCTGAACCTTTGTGTTTAATATCTTTAAAAACTTAGCCATCAAACAAGAATAGGCGGCAAACCTCATTGTTATCAGAGACTTACCGCCTAATCTTCAGTTTTAAATTACTTCTCCTCTACAGCAGCCTGCGCAGCAGTTCGTACCCTCTTATTTTGTGGGCTTATCGGAATATTGGTAAGCCTTACACTATGGCATGGCAAATTCCTCTGCTTTTATATCTTTTCTTGTTCGTCTAATTTTATATTTCCGCTACTCTTGTCGTCATCGTTAAATATCCAAATAAGCCATTTCTTTGCTCCTCTGACGGATTTTCTATACCCCGATGAGGGTTTTATTGTTTTGAAGAAATAACGCCCTCCAAACGCTTTATTTCGCGTTTCGCCTCAACAAGCAGGTCGTAGAGTTCCACCGACCGCTCCGTGGCGAAGTATTCTGCCCAATCCCGAAACGTGTAGCACACATCCGTTATGTCATCATCGTACCCCATAGAGTTCCACCAATCGGAAAGTTCTGCAAAGACATCAAGAGGGTTGGTACCGAGTGCATCCACAACCTCTGTCGGGTATTGCTCGATGAGCATATCCTGCCAGTCTCCAAAGTCCGTGCCGGGGTTCTCATGGAGAATGTTCCATGCAGCTTCTTTCAGTTCTTCGTAGAAATCCACCTCATCATCAAGTTCTTCATCTTCTTTGACCTCGTTGATTGCATTCATCAGCATCTTCAGTTTCGTCAAATCTTTATTGTTGTCCATATCATTTATTTCTTTTTAGGCGTTTATAGTCATTCCAGCTAATTCCCGTTTGGAATGTAGCATGTTTGAAATATGGGTCTTTACAACAATGGTACATGAAAACAACAACAGATATTAACCCATGTAACAACATTATAGTCCATAGGATTAGTGCCATTCCAAGAATATTCATAATGGTTGGCTTTTCTACCAAAGAGAGTAAATACCCAAGATAATGTAAGAGTCCAAACAAGACGGCCACTATCAAACTTATAATCGCTGTAAGTATAATAGTACCTAAAAAGTGCAAGAAGTGTTTCATTTCTCCACCATCTTCTCGTAAACCTTTATCAGCCTTTCTTTCTCTGCAAGAAGAGCCTCCAAAGCCTTGACACGTTCTTCCCATATTGCAGCACTTACATCGCCATTGATGTTATCATGCGCTCCATGACCATTAACTTGATTATTGTTACCAGATAACGACACCGCATTTGATGTACCAGACAAATCATCAGTGTATTCCTTGAAGAAGTTATACTCCAATGCTTCGCCTATTGTTACCAACTTGTCTGTATCAATACTTGATTTATCCAGTATCCTATTTACGTTCTGTTGTGGTATGCCGATTTTTCTGCCAAATTCAGACTTAGACATACCGAGCTCATTAAGCCTTTGCTCGATGACTAACCCGATGTTTACTCTTTCAATTCTCATAAGCATTTCCGATTTAGATAAATCATTACATAGTTAATAATTCTTAAATCCAAACAGAAACCTACTCGTTTATGATGTAGGTAAATCTATTTTGATTACCTTTGCGGTATAAAGTTATAAATAAATATCGAAATAATGAACGAAACATCTAAAAATCAGCGCAAAAAGTCTCTGCTCGGGCAACTTTCAAACCTTGCAGTTGGCGAAGAACTGACCGTTCCTGTTAGCCGTTCAAGCTACCTCAAATCAATTTGTGTTAGTTTCGGCTTGCAGTGGGACAAGAAGTTTTCAACCTCGACAAACCGAGAAGAGCGCACAATCACAGCAACAAGAATTTCATAACACTTACACTACAATGAAAAAGTCAATCATCACCTCCGTACTCCTCCTTGCAAGCCTCATCAGCTGCAACACCACAAAACAATTGTCTAACGAGGAACTCGACCGCATCAGTTGGTCGGCATTCTGCAAGGACTTCGGCTATAACGAACAGGCCGACCGTGACAACGAGCAAGCCATCAACGACTACCTCGATGCTTGGCGCGGCTCCGTGTCCGAGGAAGAGGCATTTGCAAAACTCGGTATCACGCAAAGCTACTAAGCCATGCCCAACCAGTTCTGCAAATCCTGCAAGCAGTCCTACAACGCCATCAACGGATGTTACTGCACCCTGCTCAACCGCTACGTTGAGCACACAAAAGAGCCTCCATGTTCAAACCCTATAAAATCAGATAAGAAATGAAAAAAGCAATCTCAATTTTCCGCATCGCCATTCTCGCCCTCATGGGCAGTGTTGGCGTACTCTTCCTCCTTGGTGAGGAACAGGACGAAACTGTACTCTCGTTTTTCCTGCATTTCCTCTTCGACAAGGTGTTTGGCCTTGCCATGCTTGCCGCAATGTGTGTGCTCTTTTGGCGTTGGTGCAAGACCGACAACTGGCTCAAAGCCATTAATGAATGGTGCGAAGAGATAGACGCACAAGCCGGAGATTAAAGGATAATGGACTACCTCAACTTCTCTGACATGTGCGTCAAGTATTCTACGTTCCTCGATGATGTGGCCGCAAGGGTCGTGCATCTGCTCAAGCAGGATGCCAACGACCCGGAGTTCATCAGCCAGAACAAAGCATTTGAAATGTTCGGGCGCGGAAATGTGGAGCGTTGGCGCAAGCAGGGAAAGGTAACAGCCTACAAGCGTCCGGGCAAGGTCGAATACCGAACAGCCGACCTGCGGCTCTTGCAGCGGATACAGCAAGATTATCTTGGCAAGTAGCCTCAACTGCCGCAGATACAGCAAGATTATCTTGGCAAGTAGCCTCAACTGCCGCAGATAGAATGCGCTAATCGGATAGGCGCAACCCACGGAGGGCAATCAACTCTGCTCTGGTCATTAGGTAGGTTCAACTCCTCCCTGCGGCTCAACTGAATAAAATTTTAATCACATTCAATTTCATACAACTATGAGTCAAATAGAAATTACAGTCAAGCTGCTCAACGAATTGCAGCCGACAGAAATCGTCCGCAACGACAACGTGCGCGACAAGTTCATTCAGATCTACGATGCCATGTGGTCGCAGTCCACTGGCGTGTCGGGCGAAGCTGCCTACGAGAAAGAGGCTCGCAACTTCAACCGTCTGCTTTCCGAGAAAGAGGACGTGCGCAAGAAATGCAGCCATTTTTCCCTCTTCACCTCGTTTCTTGATGTGGCTATCTCTGGCCTCACCCTCGACCCCGGCACCAAGGCGCAAGCCTACCTCCTCGCACGCTCCATCGCTGTTGACTCCTATGTGGACGACCACGGACAGAAGAAGAACCGCTACGAGACGCAGTGCGTCCTCACCGTCAGCGGCTATGGCGAGTTGGTGCTTCGCGCTCGTTGCGGTCAGATACGCCATGCCGACAACCCTGTCATCGTCTATGAGGAGGACAGCTTTGAGTTTGGCGAGCGCAACGGACAGAAGTTCGTCAATTACACCTGCCGTCTCCCTCACCAGTCCGGGCGTATCGTGGCTTGTTTCATGAAGATTACACGTGCCGATGGCTCTGCCGACTATGCCGTCATGCTGCCCGAAGATTGGGCGCGGCTCTCCAACTACTCCGCTCGTCAGAACTCAAAGTTCAACTATCAGACCAAGCAGTGGGAGAACGGCAAGCCCAACGCCCTCTACACCGCACAGGGCGGACAGATAGACCCCGGCTTTCTCGTTGCCAAGTGTATCAAGCACGCTTTCAAGACTTATCCCAAGGCGCGTATCGGCCATGCCACACAGTTGGAGTCACAGCAGGTTGACGAGACAGAAATCTCTGACGACATCTACGGCATCACCGACAATGGCGAACAGGTAGATACTGCCACAGGCGAGATTATTACCGACCGTCAGCCCGAACAATCCTTTGCTCCTGCCGACAACACAGCGGCTGGCGTAACCGTTGATCCTGCGGCAAATGATGATGACGACACTTTCTAATCCCTAACAACCGACAACTATGAGTGAACAAGCAACAAATACCGATTTGACCATCGTGCGCAAGGAGAACGTGCAGATGATAGCGCAGACTGCGCCCGAGGTGTACAAGAACAACACCATTTCTTGCAAGAAGTGTACCGACTTCGGCAAGCGGCTCCTCGTCCAAATCAAGGAGCACGGCATGACTGACGAACTGGATATGCAGTGCGCCACCTACATCAACAAGGCTCGCAACACGGTGAAGAAGATGAACACCAGCCGTTCTGCCATCACTAAAATCTTTGACCAGATACGCTCGGAGTTCACAGGCATGGAGAATGCCATCGACCCCACCAAGACAAACTCTGTTCCCTACCAGATACAACAGGCTCGCAATGCCTACGCTGCACAGAAACGTGCCGAGGAGGAGCGCAAGCGCAGGGAGGAGATGCTGCGCCAACAGCGTGAGCAAGCCCTCGCTCGCTACAAGGCTGACGTGGAGGACGACTACAAGCGGTCATTTAACACCCACACCACCAATGCCATCAACTCCCTTACCGAACTTAACGCTGCCATCACGCTCGACAACTACGAGGCGCAGTGCAAGGCTATTAAGCAGTTTCCTGTCAAGCTGCCCGATGATTGGGCTGCAAAGACTCCCTCCAATGTCCGCATTCCTGCCGAACTTGCCGACATGCAGGACAAACTCCGTGAGGTGCGCACATCTATCGCCCTCAAACTCATGGAGCAGTTTGCCAAGCAGTACGAGTTTGAGGTGGGCGACTACCGCGACAACATTCTCGACACACTGCCGTCCAAGAAAACCGAATTGGAGCGTATGCAGAAAGCCAATGAGGAAGAAAAGGCTCGCATGGCTGCTGAACTGAAAGCGCGTGAGGAGGCCGAGGCAAAACGCATTGAGGCTGAACGCAAGCGCAAGGAGGAGGAAGAGACGGCAAAGAAGAAGATGCAGCAGGAAGCGGCCGAAGTGGGCAACCTCTTTGGACAACAGGCCATCGTTACCCCTGCCGGGTATCAGCCCAAGACTTCCGTCAAGAAACGTCTTGTGTTCCACGATGCGCAGGGTGTCCTCGCTGCCTTGTCTCTTTGGTGGTCAAAGGAGGGACAATACCAGTCTGTCGAAGACCTTTCAAAGGTGTTCAAGAAACAGATTACCTACTGCGAGAAACTCGCAAACGACAAAGACCACCCCGAATTTATCAGTTCAACATCTGTCTCTTACGAGGACGAAGTTAAAGCAAAGTAAACGATTATGTACGAAAGTGGATATTACCCGGCTGGCGCGGAGTACGACCCTCGCGCCCCATGGAATGAGCGTGAGCCTACAATGATTGAGTGTGCGGCTTGTGGCGGCAAAGGCTATCACTGGCACGCCTACGACTTTGAGGCCGACCGCGAAACGGAATGTACCGAGGAAACGTGGGAGTTGCTCCCCGAAACGGAAGAGGAGGCCATTGCCAAGCGCATGCACTTCATCAAGGGCGAAAAGGAGACCTGCGAAGTGTGCGATGGTGAGGGCGAAGTGGAATATGAACCCGATTACGATGACTATGACGAAGATTAAGCCTATCATCAACCCAGACGAATACTATCAGCGCAGTGAGGTCAGCAATTCTGACCTTACTGAACTGAAGAACCAGCTCCACCCACACATGCAGTATGGCGACCGTGAGGCGGCATTCCGCTTTGGCTCTATCGTGGATGCCATCATCACCGAACCCTCGCGTGTGGACTTCCTCCACATGACGATTGATGGTGAGCAATGCTCCGAGGAAGAGTTCCTCCACGCTCGCGAAATGCAGCGTGCGCTCCGTGCCGAGGCTCGCAGAGACCCATTCCTTGCCAAGGTGCTGGAGTTGTCCGAGACGCAGTGCTTTATGGTCAACAAGCAGCAGCCTTTCGATAATAGCGGTTTCCGTTTCACGCTCGACACGCGCTGCAAGTGGGACTGGTGGCTACCGTCCTGCCATTTCGGTGGCGACCTAAAGACTACGTTCGCCTCCACACAGGCGGAGTTCGACAACGCTGTCGATTTCTTCGATTGGGACAGGTCGCGTGCCTGGTACATGGACATAGCCCATTCCGACCGCGATTTCATCTATGCCATCAGCAAGAAGAACTGCCGCATCTTCAAGAAGTTCATCAAGCGTGGCGATGATACTTATCTCCGTGGTTTCGACAAGTACAACGAACTTGCTTTCCAGTATTGGGCTTTCTCTCTCGCATAATCACATAAAGAACAAAGTTATGACAAAGATACTTTCACCGACCGCACAAATCAATCTGCTCAAACGCCTCAGACGTATGTGTCCCTTTGCCGTCTGGTCGGGACAATACGGCTACACCTGTGGCGGCATGAAGAATGGTGTGCGCTCGTCCTCTGGTATGGGGGCGCAGACAAAGGAGGCTCGCCACTGCCATTTGAATTGTATTGACCTGCGCAAGGCTGCGTTTCGCAATGGCTACGACATCACACTATCAACCCACAAACTCAATGCGTATGGCTGAAACACTCCAACATCACCTCCGTGTCGAACCCTACGACTACCAAAAGGAGGGCATTCTTGCCGGGCTGCGCTGGCATCGTTTCCTCATCGGTGACGAGCCGGGGCTTGGCAAGACGCTCCAAAGCATCGGTGTCGTGGATTGTGCCAACGCTTACCCCTGCTTGGTCATTTGTCCGTCCTCGCTCAAAATCAACTGGCAGCGTGAGTTCGAGAAGTTTACCGACAAGCACGCTCTTGTGCTCGACAACTCCGTGCTTACCACATGGCCGTACCTCCTCAAAATGGGTATGCAGCAGGTGGCCATCGTCAATTACGAGTCCCTGCGCAAGTATTTCGTGTGGGACATCAAGGGCGGCTCGCGTGGCGGTTTCCGCTTGAAAGATGTTGTGTTTACTCCCGACATCAAGTTGTTCAAGTCTATCATCATTGACGAGAGTCACCGTGTCAAAGACCCGTCCGCACAGCAGACCATCTTTGCGCGTGGCATTGCCGAGGGAAAGGAATACCGCATCTTGCTGTCTGGTACGCCTGTGGTCAATCGCCCTGCCGACCTCATTGCGCAACTCTCCATCATGGGACGCTTGCCCGAGTTTGGCGGACGATCCAAGTTTCTTGCCGAGTATGGCGGTGGAGAGATTACTAAGGAGAGGCGCAACAAGGAGGAGGAAGATGCTCCGCGCAACCTCGAACGGCTCTCTGCCGAACTCTACTCGCGCTGCATGATACGCCGCGAAAAGGCTAAGGTGCTTACACAGCTGCCCGACAAGACGCGCACCGACCTCATCGTGGATATTTCCAACCGTGACGAGTATATGCTTGCAGAACACGACCTTGCCGAATACCTGCGCCAGTACACCGAGTGCGACGACCTCGATATTCGCAGGAAGATGCGCATGGAGGCTTTGGTGAAGTTCATGACGCTGCGCTCGCTCTCTGCCAAAGGCAAGGTGAAACAGGCTATCGACTTCACGCGCACATTCCTCGCCAACGGCAAGCCGCTCATTCTCTTCTGCTCCCTGCATGAGATTGTGGACGAGATTAAGAAAGCGTTCCCCAAGGCGGTCTCCGTTACCGGGCGCGACTCCATGATGATGAAACAGGCGGCTGTCGATGCTTTCCAGTCGGGCAAGGCGCAACTCATCATCTGTTCCATCAAGGCGGCTGGCGTGGGCCTCACGCTCACGGCATCTTCCAACGTGGCCTTCGTTGAGTTTCCATGGACTTATGCCGACTGCTGCCAGTGCGAAGACCGTGCCCACCGCATCGGGCAAAAGGACAACGTTACGTGCTACTACCTGCTTGGCCGTTCCACCATCGACAGCACGCTCTACTCCATCATCCACAAGAAGAAGTCCATCGCCAACCAGATAATGGCCACCGATGACGACATTCCGCAGGATGAAATGTACTTCGATGAACTTGCAAGTCTGTTCCTCAATCCAGTGCAAGATGGCTGACCTCTGCAAGACCGACCTGCAAAAGGTCATTTCCTACCTCGATGAGGCTGCGAAGATTTACGATGCGTTGCCCATGCAGAAATGCAAGTGCCGCGCTTACATGATAACTCAATTAACAAACAAATTAAAATCAAAACTCAATCATGACAAAAAATGAATTGGCAAAGGAGGTTGCGGTTTCCGAGAAACTCCACCTCTCCACTACGTTCCAAGCCGTTGACGGCATTCTCCGTGTCATCAAGCAGACACTCGCCAAGGGTGAGCCTGTTATCATCCGTGGTTTCGGCACGTTCCAACCCACCGAGTGCAAGGAGCGTCCTGCACGCGATTTCAAGACTGGCAAGCCTGTCGTTATTCCGGCACACAAGTCCGCAAAGTTCCGTGTGAGCAAGGACTTCATCAAGTTTCTCAACGCTGAAGCAGGAAAGGAGGCTACCGTATGATGCTCTATGAATGTGGTGTCCGCTACGTGCGGACTATGGAGAACGGCATGACAAAGAAAGTCACCGAGCTGTACCTTGTCGATGCACTTTCCTTTGCCGAGGCTGAGGGACGCATCACAAACGAGATGGAGCCGTACATTTCGGGCGAGTTCGATGTGGTTACTATCAAGCGCACCAACATTTCCGAGATTGTAGAGGGGCTGTCCACTGCCGACAAATGGTTCAAGGCTAAACTCATGTACATCACCATTGACGAGAAAACAGGCAAGGAGAAGAAACAAGCGGTTCACTTCATCGTCCGTGCCTCCGACATCAACAACGCCCACATCTGTGTTGTCGAGCACATGAAAGGTTCTGTGATGGACTACGAGATTGCCACGCTTGACGAAACCAAGATTATGGATTTATTCCGCTACAAGGTTAATACGAGCGACAATGGCTAAGTTTTCTTCATTTGCTTTCCAAGGCCGGAATAAGTACGGCAACGAGCGTGTGGGCGGTCATGCCTCCAAGAAAGAGCATTACCGCGCTGCCCAGCTCCGCCTCATGGAGCGTGCCGGACTTATCTCCGACCTGCGGGAGCAGGTGTCCTACGAGTTGATACCTGCCCAGTATGGCGAGTGTGGCAAGGATTTCAAGGGGCGCGACACGCGCGTTCTCCTCGAGCGTCCCTGCCGTTATGTTGCCGATTTCGTCTATACCGACCGCGCGACAGGGCAGACCGTTGTCGAGGACACGAAAGGCGTTCGCACTAAAGAGTATATCATCAAGCGGAAACTCATGCTCCACGTTCATGGCATCCGCATAAAAGAGGTTTGATTATGGCACGAGACAGTTTTGTTTTCTATCGCAGTTTCTTTGAGGCTATCAAGCGTATGCCCATCGAAGTGCAGACCGAGGTTTACCCGGCACTCATTGAGTATGCGCTTGACAGCAAAGAGCCGAAAGGACTTTCCGACATCGCGCAGGGGGTGTTCATTCTCGTCAAGCCTAACATTGATGCGAGCATCGCACGCAAAGAGAATGGCAAGAAGTTCGGCAAGCTTGGCGGTCGTCCTCCCAAGAAAGGCAAGACTGCCTCGTCTGCCAAGTCTAAGGGCGAAGCCCCTACACCTCCGTCTGATTATTCGCTCTCCCTTGAGCAGGAGATTGACCAGATGAAAGCCGACCGCACATGGAATGAGCCTGTGTGTATGCAGTTCCACCTCGATGCCGATGAACTTGCCAAGCGTCTTGACGCTTTCCACAATCATTGCAAATGCGAGAATGACGGCAAGCCGCACTCCAACTTCAACGATGCCAAGCGTCATTTCTGCTCATGGATGCGCAAGGCTTACGCGCCTGTCGAGCATGACAGCGATGCGGAGCTGCCGCCTCCCTCGTATGAGTTCAACGGTGGCTTTGGCGGTCAGGACATTTAATCTGTATGAGTTATGAACAATAAGCCATATCCCAAGACTCTCGTCACCGAACTTGCCAAGTTCGGCAAGCGGCCTACTGGCGATGCCGAATGGGACGCTTGCATCTTGCAGGCGTGCCGCAACAATCGCAAGAGTGCTCCTACATGGCTGTCGCTCCACGATGCTGCCCTGCGGTTTCGCGAGGAGGCGGAGAAAGTGCGTAAGCAAGCCTACAATCTTGCCGACCCCGATGTGTATTCAGCACACAGCGCATTCGTCATGCACATTGCCAACAACATTGTGCTTGCTCCGCAAAGGCGCAAGTTCATCGTTGACGACAACAACCGTGATGTGCTGCGTTTCCTGCTTTACTATTTCAACAACTGCCCTCTGGCAGAGGAGGTCTTTCCCGGTCGTGGCTACAAGCTGCACAAGAGCATCCTCATACAGGGCGGTGTCGGTGTGGGCAAGACGCTCCTCATGCAAATCTTCAGCGAGTATCTCCAGCGCACCAACAACCCTCGTTTCTTCTGGAACTTGTCGGTCACTCAGATGGTCAACTACTACACCATTCACAACAACCTCGACCGTTTCACCTACAACGAGGAGGAGTGCCGTGGTTTCAAGTGCAACCCTCAGAACGTGTGCCTAAACGACATCGGCATACAAGACCGCACATTCTTCGGCATGGACACTGGTCTCCTCACAGATGAGTTCCTGCACGCTCGCAACGAGATTTGGACGCAGTACGGCAAGTTTGCCCACCTCACCACAAACCTCGACAACAACGAACTTCAAAAGCGGTTCAAGCGCAATGACGGTTTCGGCCGTCTCGTTGACCGTTTCAAAACTTACAACGTAATACCCCTTATGGGAAAGAGTAGAAGATAATATGGACGCAAAATCATTTTTCATGCTTGTGCGTGAAATGCGTACAGTGCAAAAAGAATATTTCCGCCTCCGTTCACATGAGGCATTGACTAAGAGTATGGAGTTGGAACGGAAAGTTGATACAGAAATTCACAGAGTGGAGGACATCCTTGGACTTGACTCTCTATAAAAATGTAGAATATGAAATACAGACATAGAACAACTGGAGAAATAATCAATGTTCTCCGACATAACGAGAGAGGCGATTTTGCCGAATGTACAGACAACAACGGCAAAGTGTATGGTTTGCAAGCAAACCTGTTCAGAGATTATGAGCAGGTCATTGAGGACAAAACCATCAATTGGGAGCAGCGTAGATACGAGATTGCCAAGGCAATGCTCCCTGCAATCTATATGGACGATGGCAATGCACAACGTGCAGACCACTCGCCAATCAATGGCTTTGAGTACAAAACGCCACAAGGCTGTGCAAAAGAGGCAGTCAGTTTGGCTGATGCACTAATCAACGAACTTCAAAAGAAAGGGGCAAGCAATGAGAACAATTGATTTTCGTGGTAAAGCCGTAGGCAGTGGCCGCTGGATACATGGTGATTTGGTTTGGAATGGTCGCACTCCTGCCATTTTTGAAGATGCCAATCAAGAAAATGGTTGCATCACCGTAAAGGAAAGCACGCTCGGCATGAACACCGGGCTGAAAGACAAGCACGGCCACGAAATATACAATGGCGACCATGCCCCCAACTTCGGAGACATCATGCACATTGACTGGCTGCAAGTTCCCGACTTCGACCTGCTCACATACTCTTTTCCATGCCAAGATATATCCTCGGCTGGCCGTCAGCGTGGCTTTGCGCAGGGTAGCGGCACGCGCTCTTCCTGTCTGTGGGCTTGTGCCGACGCTATCTCTGCCAAGCATCCCAAGTGGCTGCTCATGGAGAATGTCAAGGCTCTCACACAAAGGAAGTTTGCCAAGGACTTCTACAAGTGGCGCGAATGGCTTTCCGACCAAGGCTATACAAGTTACTTCCAAGTCCTCAATGCCAAGGAGTACGGCATACCGCAAAACCGTGAGCGTGTCTTTATGGTGTCCTGCCTGGGCGAACACCCTCGTTTCTTCTTTCCCAAGACGTTCCCTTTGGAGTACCGACTGAAAGATATTCTTGAGGACAATGTGGACGAGAGTTATTACTTGAAGCCTCAGCAGGTGGAGAGTATCATCAGGCATTGCGAGCGCAAGGTGGCAGAGGGGTGCGGTTTCAAGGTAAACTTCCAGTCGCCCGATGATATCAGCGGTGCAATCAAGACCAAGGAGGGGCAACGTGAATACGACACCTACATCAAGGAGCCACTCAACACCGATATGCAGGGCAACTCTCGCACCATCACTGCCCATTACCATAAGTTGGGCTACACCGACTTTTCAAGCGACCTCTGTCCGCATACTGGTGTCATGGAGTATTCGCCTCTCTTCTTGGGCTACACTCGCGACCACAAGGGCAAGGTGGTGTCCCACAACCTAAAGGACATCAGCAACACAATTGTCGCATCCAACCATGGGCGCAATGGCAGCACAGCGCAGTATCTCGTAGAGCCGATGATTTACAGCAGTCCTCACGGATTTAATTTCGGGGGGGGTAAAAATTTAGCACCTACCGTAACTTCTTCCGCCTATGCCGACAATAACTTTCTCGTCAAGGACTTCCGCATCCGCAAACTCACGCCTCGCGAGTGTTTCCGTCTTATGGACGTGGCCGACTCCGACATCGACAAGATACAGCAAGCGGGCATTTCCAAGACGCAGCAGTACAAACTCGCTGGCAACTCAATCGTGGTCTCCTGCCTCTACCATGTGTTCCGCAAGATGTTCATCGACCATTCCAACGAACAGAAAGGATATGTGCAGCTCTCACTCTTCTAAACTTAAAACATCAACAATGTCTCAACTTTATATCTTTGCAACATGATAAAACTTTTGGAACGTACACGCCGCCCCGACATCACATTCTGCTGCAATGGACGCATATTCATCACGGCAAGGGTGGTGCGTCTCCTCTCGCTCCGTCCGGGCGACAGCATAAACATCGCCTTTCACCTTGGCGAGTGTTACTTGCTTGCTGCCCGGCACGACAACGCCATCGGGCGACACATTGCCCAGTGTTACCCCACAAAGAAAGGCTCGCGCAACTATTGCGCCAACTCCGTCATGCTGTGTCGGCTTATGCTCGACAACTGCCGCATCCGTGAGCAGCGTGCCTCTTTCATGGTGGGCAAGGAGGAAATGCGGAATGGTGAAGTGTACCTCCCCATAATCTATAAAATGCCGTTATGAACCAAGAAATCAAATACAGCGGATTTTCTGCCGTGCCGTCCGACTACGAATGTTCTGACGGCTCTCTTGCCGTGTCCATCAACCTGCTGCCCGAAGATGGTGCTTTGCAGCCAGTCCTGCCTCCGTCTGTTGAGGTACAGCTTGCTGCCGAAACAGGCAGTTGCGTGTACATTCACGAGACGTCAAGTTTCACACATTACATAGTGGCCAATGGCAACGCTTATAGTTGGTTCGACAAAGGAAAGCCAGATACGATTGTCTCTATTAGCAATGTTTCCAGTTGCATAAAGATTACATCAGTTGGCAATACGCTAATTTTTCTTACCGGGAATGGTATGCAATACTACCTGTGGAAAGGCGGCTCCACAGGCTACCTGTATCTTGGCTCGCATATTCCAGAATGTCCGCTGTCATTTGGTTTGCAGGGAGAATTAGTCCGCACAGACGAGTTCTCTATCAGTTTCAACGGCATCAGCGAGGGCGACATTTGGAAAGAGTTTTCTGACGACAACAAGACTAAGATAACAGACCAAGTATTGGCCAAGGTCAATAAGTTCATTGCAGAGGAGAGCACCAATAAGGGACGGTTCATCTATCCGTTCTTTGTCCGTTATGCCTATCGCCTGTATGACGGCACACTGACTATGCACTCCGCACCCATTCTAATGATTGCATCTTCCGACCTCTCACCACAGGTTTTTTGGAACCATATCAAGGGTAAAGGTTCTTATAAAGATGCTACAATGCGTGTTGTTGGTATGGTGCATAAGTTGGATTATGCTGTAATCGAACAGTCCTATATTGACAACCTCTCTAATTGGAAAGATATTGTACGTTCCATTGACATCTTCTGTTCAAAACCTATCTACACCTACGACCAGAACGGAAAGTGTGAACGATTTGCACAATCATCCGATATAGACTCGTACTGTGTATGCAAGCACACCAATCAAGCAGCATCTACCACAACATACCCTCTACGTTACCAAAAGCACACATTCAACAAACTCTACGCGTTCACATTCGACCCAACAAATCTTACTTATCCTGCCGGGCGTTTGATACTGCCTCGCAGGTCGGTCGATGCGGTGAAAGAGGACATCAAGTCCACATCGCAGTTCTATATGCTGGAGAGTATAAAGATAGAGGCTCTAACCACTACACGCACATTGCTCAACATCGAAGAGGATTATCTTCAGTCACTGGTAACTCGCGAAGTAATGACCGATGACTATGACAGCCACGACACTCTTATTCCTCGTTATGCGTTTGCCTACAACTCACGTCTCAACATAGCGAACATGAAGAAAATGTTGTTTGCTGACTACAATGCGGCATCTGTATTTTGTTACACGGACGGATATGTGGCAAATTATAGTAATGCTTCACCGACTGTTGCAGATGGAAAGGCTGCATACTCTGTATATGTTTTTATAAAACAAGATGGTAAGGACATTATAGTGCATGGTAATGCTTATCAATTGGGATATAGTGATGCGCCCATGCTGTTCATATTCTATCCGAATGTCAATGCTTACAAGGCTATCATTGTAAGGTGGTACGCTTTTGGTTCACCATACGAGGTGCAGCTTGAACAGCATGGTTTCCTTAATGGCTCATTCTATTTTGGTGGTTGGGACAATCCCGAACAGAAAGGTTCTGTTCCTACGGCATCAACCATTGCCGACCGTATGATTGATGTACCTAACAAAATCTACACCTCCGAAGTAAACAACCCTTTCTATTTCCCTCTCCTCGGCATCAACACCGTTGGTACAGGCGAGATAAAGGGCATCTGTTCCGCAGCCAAGGCTCTCTCGCAGGGTCAGTTCGGCCAGTTCCCTCTCTACGCTTTCACCACCGAGGGAGTGTGGGCGTTGGAGGTGTCGAGCAGTGGCACATACTCCGCTCGCCAACCCATCACACGTGATGTCTGCATCAATCCAGATGGCATCACACAACTCGACTCTGCCGTTCTCTTCCCCACCGACCGTGGCATCATGCTCATCAGCGGCTCGCAGACGCAGTGTATTTCCGAGGCTATCAACTCCGAATATCCGTTTGACGCTACGCAGTTGCCGGGCTTCACCAAGTTGCACGCCATGCTCGGCCATGAGCCATCTACCGACAAGTGCTTGCCAACGCTGCCGTTCACGCAGTTCCTCAAAAAGTGCCAGATGATATACGACTATGTGCATCAGCGCGTCATTGTCTATGCGCCCTCCATCACATACGCCTATGTCTATTCGCTGAAGACACAGCAGTGGGGCATGATATTCTCCAATATCTCCTCACACCTCAACTCCTATCCCGATGCGCTGGTAGTGGATGCAAACAATGCAGTCCTCAACTTCTCCGTTCCGAAGTCCGAGCAGGTCAAGTGCCTCTACACTACACGCCCTCTCAAACTCGAAGCGGCCAACGTTCTGAAGACTATCGACTGCATCATTCAGCGCGGTTTCTTCCGCAAGGGCAGTGTGGCTACGGCTCTCTATGGCTCGCGCGATTTGATAAACTGGCATTTGGTTTGGTCAAGCAAAGACCACTACCTGCGTGGCTTCCGTGGCTCACCTTACAAGTATTTCCGCATTGCAGGTGTCGCCACACTCAATGCAGACGAGAATATCTTCGGTGCGTCCGTGCAGTTCTCACCGCGCCAAGCCAACCAGCCGAGATAAAGATATTATTAGGTTCATTAGTTTTTTAGGTAAGATTGTTTTAGGTAACTACGAAAAGAGCCGGGATGCGTGATGCACCTCGGCTCTTGCTTTTAGTCTAGGAAGTGTTGCCTTATCCGTGTACGCTCCATTCGCGAATGAATGGCGGTTCGTATCTCCGTCTCGGCCTCCGCTGCCTTGGCAAGCCACGTCTCGCTCTTGGCTGGATTTGTGATGCTCAACCAGTCGGCCACACCTCGGCACACCAAGTATTCATGTATCAGCCTTTCCACAAGCGTGAGCGTTGTCTGCGACATGGTGGTCGGCACGTTCATCACGATAACGTATTGCTGTCGCTCCTTTAGCGTGTCGTCCAGTTCCGTGTTCACGATGTCTTTCTTCGCCCACGGATAGAGCAGTTCACGACACATCGACACGCCCAAGTCCATCATTCTTGTCATGCGGTCCACATTGCCCTCTTCGCCCACGTCAGCCACCATGTGCTTGGCGTGTTCTGTATCGGGCGGCATCACATGGCTCTCCACATAGGCGTAGTTCTTGATGTCATAGAGCAGTTGGTCGCGCCCAAACGTGAGTGTCACTTTAAGCGTGCTGCCCTCATTCTTCACACAGCAACTCATAGGCCATGCTTATTTATTCTGTGGGACGTTTCGGGCGGCTCCGCTTGCTCACGGCTTGCTGTATGCTCACAAGGCTCTTCTGCGCCAGTGCCACATACTGCTCCGCGTCTGCCTTGTTGGTCACCATGTACCACTCCGCAATGGCGGTGTTCTTCAGATAGTCGTGTATGGCTTCGCCTACGCCTGTCGTGGCGGCCTCATTGAAGTTGCTTGGCATCTGGAGTTTCAGCGACAGGTCGTCGCTGCCGTCATAGTGGCTGTTGTCGGTCGATGTACCGTCCTCATCAAGGTATTCGGCAAGTTCGGTCTTTACCTCGGCAAAGCCTTTCTTGATGGAGCGCAGTATCTTCTCGCGGTTCTCCTCGTCCTCCGAGGCGAACATGCTGGCCACTTCCTTGTGGTTCTCCTTGTTCTGTATCGTGCGTCCGCGAAGAAAGGTCTCGTTCATGATGTCGTACAGCAGCCAGTCTATCTTGATGGTTGCCGTTACCTCTTTCTTTGCACCTAATGTTTCTGACATATTCTGTTTCTTTTTGTTGGTTAATCACTTGGGCGTGTCGGTTTTTTCCTGCTGTACAGCAGTCGTTCCGCTCCGTCCATCATTTCTCCTGCTTGGTTGAAGTAGTCGGTGGCCTCGCCCTTGTTGGCCAACTTGAACCATTGCCCGATGATTGATGTGATGAAGAAGTTGCGCAGGGCTGACTGCACATTGCTCGTCAGTTCCTTGTCAAACGACTTGCTCACTTCCAGCACGGCCACATACGCTGTTTTCTTCAATACCGGGATTATAATAGGGTCTGTGGGTATCACCGCTTGCTCGCTCGTGGCTTTCATTCCATCGGAGGGAAATGCCGTACTGACGCTCACAAGTTTGGTCGTTCCCGATATGAGCATCTGTTTCAGCCGCTCGTTGGTGGCAAGCACGGCCTCCTCCCAAAATCTGCCAAGGTCGCTCAACTCGCTGTCGGTGGCAAGTATGCGGTCTCGCGCTTTCTCGTCACCGTTTATCAGCTTCGCGCCTGTGTAGTCCGTGGCTTTCGCCACTTCCTCATACACATCGTCCTTGAATATTTGTACGGTTATCGTTTCCATCAGAATGAGATTAGTGAATACGTTAGTCCTATGCCCACATACGGCTGCATGCCTTTCGTGGTCAAGCCGTAGCCTGTCGTTACTCCTATGTGCCAACGCTTAGGGGGCTGCTTTTCTCTTATGGTTACCACCTCATGCAGGGGATATACAAAGATGCTGTCGAGCCGTGCGTGTACGCCACTGACGTATGCCTTGTAGTCCTTGCTCTCATACACGCTCTGCATAATGGGCAGTTCTATTGTCGCACTGTCCGTGCCGTTCTTGTCAAGGCTCTGTGCATAACCGCTTTCCGTAGTGTCGGCTCTGATGTGTGGCAATGTCGCATCACCAATCTTGATGCGGTCTGTTGGCACTCTCACCTCGGCAGTTCCGACTGGCTGCTTACTGGTGTACTTCGGTTCTCCCGGCACGTCCTTGATCGTGTCGCGCTTTATGATGGTGTCGGTTTGGATCACGATGTTGTGGCCATTCCCAGCCTTGGGTTCGGGATAGAGCAGTGCCACAAGCAGGAGCGTGAGCAACACGCCTCCTACAAAACTCAATGCGTGTTTCATGCTTTCGTGTGTTTGATGTAGTCCGTAATGCCCTTGTAGTGCAACTGCACGATGCTCCGCACCCCCTCCTCGCTCAACAGATATTCCACGTCTGCCTTGTTGTCTTGGAAGAGGTTCTCCGTCAGCACGGCTGCGCACTTGGTATGCAGCAGTATGTAGAAGCGTGCCTCATAGTCGGGGTCTTTGTCGCTCCAGTCGGCACGCATGGGTTTCTGCTTGCTGTCGTAGTCGCCCTTGGCCTTGTGCGCGTCAAAGCTGCCGATGTAGTCTTTCAGGCTTTCCTCGGCTGCGTTCCACAGGTCGGTGGCAAGCAGGTCGGCACTCGTCTGGCCGGGCGAGGTATATACGCACCAGCCTCCTGCGCTCTTCCACTGGCCGTCAGCTCCTGCGGCATTGTGGTGTATCGACACGAGGAGCACGTTCTTCGCTCCGTACTTGTCGCAGTACTTGTTGGCTCGCTTGCATCGCTCGGCAAGCGACACATCGGTCTCTTCGGGTACGAGCAGGTGTGCCTCCACTCCGTTGCTCAGTAGGGTGTTCACCAACCTGCGTGCTATCTCTCTCGCTTTCTTGTATTCGCGCAACCGCTTGTCGGGGCTGCACTTGCCCGGTGTGTTCTCACCGTGGCCGTTGTCAATCAACACTATCATCTTTCTCTTCTTTTAGTTTGTCAAGGTTCACGTCAAAGTGTCTTGCCGTCTTGTCCACCATCACTTGCTGCAATGCTTTCCAAAAGCGGTGCTCTGCCTCTGGTCGGCAGCTGCTCTCGTTCTCCAGTATCGACCACGCCTGTTCAAAGCATATCACGCCTGTAAGGATATACGACAACGGCACTTGCATGTGTATGAACACCCAATGCTCTGCCAAGTATGCCAGCACTATCAGCCACAGCCGCTTGGGTATTGTCTGCTTCACCACCTTGCCAAAGGCGAACGAGGTAAACTTGGCTTTCTTCCTGTCGGTCTTTTCGGGATAGGCTGCGTGTACGCGCTTGTCGAGCTTGAAAGCGGTGTATGCGTCATACAGTATAAAGATGATGGCCACCGCTATCAATGGGAATGTCGGTCTGAACTCTGCCACAAGCCAGCCTACCATGCCGCCCACGGCCATGGCCGCGAACTTCCAAAGTTTGAATACTACTGCCATACTGCCCATCTTATTAAGCGTCCTACAACTACTCCTGCCACTGTGCAGCCGAAGTCTATCCAGTCCCACTTGCCGCCCCACAACTCATCTTTGAGTTCCAAGGCTGCGGCTACGCCCACTCCTGCATACGCTGCGCAATAGTTATCATCAGCACCCAAGCCAATGATAATGCCACCTACGATATGCTTGTTTCTGTTGCTGGTATGCAGCCATGTAATGATTTTCTTCTTCATGTCAATAAGAATTTGGTTCTCTGCAAATTTACTTACAGGCATGGCTCTTCTCCTTTTATCTGTTGTGGCACACGAAAAAAGGGACGCAAGAATTGCTCCTGCGTCCCTCTGTATGGGTTGTGTTTCTCTTACTGGATGTCAAACACGCTCCAGTCTATGTTGTCTTTCTCTTTCCAACCGTCCATGATGGCGTTGAGAATGTAGGCTGATGCCTCCTTGCTGAACTTGATGAAATCCTCTCTTGTCTCAAAGGTGTAGTACACTGGCGTTGCGTCCGCCTCCTCGTTGAGTTTCAGCGTGAGCGGATAGACAATGCTCTCGTTGTTTTCCAAAGAGGCGTAGTTGCGCTGCTTCTCGTCCGACAGCCACACCTTGATGCCGTCATACTCAAAGCGGTTCACAATCTTATCCTTGGTCTCTGCGTCTATCGTGTCTCTGACAAGCTGCTTTATCTCGTCAATCGTGGGCTTGCGGCTGAACGTGTGGCGGTATTCATAGTTGCCATCCTCAGTCTTGTAATAACCGAAGTAGAGCAGCCATTTGTTCTTGCCTATGCGTTGCAGTCCGTCTTGCCGTTGGGTTGTGCCGTATATCTTTTCCATGTCGTTATGAATTTATTACGTTGCAAAGATACACCGACACACCACACATTGCCTTTTATCTTTAGTGAGCCGTCAAGTGAAATTGTACTTGCGCTTGCTGCCGTCAAACACCTCGCACTTGATGATGGTCTCGAATGGAAAGCCGTCCTCTATGTCGCTTATCTGGTCGAGTATGCCTTTCATCTCCAATGAGGCGGTGAAGAACTTGCCCCATTCCGAGCTGGCTGGATTGCGGAATGACACCAAGTAGCGGTCTTCGCCCTCTTTCGTGTCTATGCCTGTCTCAAAGTCGTGAATTTCTATCGGTATGTTCACGATGTCACCGAGGCGTGTCACCTTGCCGGGAAAGCGTTTCTTGCCGTCAGCAGGTGTATAGGTTACGCCCATTTCTGAAAACTTCTTCATGTGTTTACCTGTTAATGTATAATATAGATGTTTACAATCTGCGTGGCAAGTCATTCCCTTGAATGACCCTATTATCTGTTGCCGCCTCTTGCGCGACTTTATCTTGGCGAGTTTCCGTGCAGCGTTCACCTTGGTACGCTTTCTCAGCAGGGAGTACTCCCCATAATCAATAAAGCCGAGTGCGTCCATTCCTGCACTGATGGGTGCAACTTTCTCACTCGGCTTTATTATCAGATTGTAGGGTTTGCATAGTCTATGCAGGGTGTCCCTGTGTTTCCACAACTCTTTCTTGTTGTCTCCAAGTATGTATATGTCGTCACAAAAGCGGTTGTAGTTGTCTTTTCCACATTCCTCTATCATGGCATGGTCTATGTCGTTGTGGTACAGGTTGCCGAAAAACTGCGAGGAGCGTAGTCCCTTGCTGATGCCTACGTTGTCATTCGGGTGCAGAGCCTTTACAAAGTCTATGAGTATGGGCAGCAGCACTGGGTCGGCAATGTAGCGTTTTATTATCTCTATCAGTCGGTCATGCAATATGTGGTCGTAGTAACCTTTGTAGTCGCTTTGATAGTAGTATATGAGTTTCGGATTGTTCCGCCTTGCCTCCTGCATCTTGTGATACAATCCGTGTGGCCCTCTTCCCTCTATCGAGGCTGCGGTGTTCTCTATCAGTATGGGCGCAAGGTGTTTTTCCACTATCTCCATGATGGCGTTGCTGCCCACACGCTCTATGACGGACGGTGCTTGCACGGTTCTTATCTTCGGGCCGTCTGCCGTCTCAAACGATTTAAGGTGCTTGATGCGGAATGTGCCGTTGGCTATCTGTGCCTTTAGCATGGCGATGATGTCCGCCTTGCGTTTCATGTAGCGCACCATGCGTGGCGTACATTCCACTCCGTCTATCACAATCGTCTCTCTCCACCTCAAACCGTTGCGTGTGTCTGCATTGTGCAGGTTCGACATGACGCGCTTGAACGAGCGTTCCATGTTCTCGTCCGCTACGATTTCGGGGATGAGGTTCGTTAGGGGATATGTAACAAAACAGGCAGAAGTCTTTTCTTCCACCTGTCCCAATAATTCGTCCAATGTATTGACAGCCTTCCTGTCCTGTGGGGAGTGCGTGTGCAACTCCCCACGTGTGGTTAATGTTGTGTTCCGGCTTTCCATAATTTCCATTTATGCTGTTGCCGAGGCTCTAATCCCTCGGAGTATGTTTGTGGCAGTCCTCGTGCCACGTCAGAGTCCCCCGATTAAGTACCACACAAGAATTTCAGCCGCCCACCGTAGTTCGTGTTCGAGTTCGAAGAAGCGTTGTTCGCGTTCGCATAGGCGAGACCGCTGTTCGCATTCGAGTTGTTGCCAGACCGCAGAACACAGCGGCGCGTGGGATTTTCTGCCTTTTGTTCCTTTGCTTACATAATCGGACGCACTATGTCCACTTTCAGACCAAGCGCATCGATGATGCGGAAGAACATGCCAACACCCGGCTCTATCACGCCTTTCTCTATGCGTGAGATATAGGTCTTGTCTGTTCCCACTTTCTTGGCAAGGTCTGATTGTGTCATGTGCTCTTGCTTTCTTGCGTCAAGGATTACCTGTCCTACGCAGTAGGCGTAGGCTTCCTTTCTGAATGCCTCTCTTTCGGGAGTTCCCTCCTTACCATAGTCTCTGTCGAGGATTGCATCCACGCTTCCTATTTGTTGCTTTGCTTCCATAACATGTACTCCTCTTTTAATTTTAATGCTCTTTTTATCTCATCGGGCGGTGTCTTTTGGCTTTTCTTCTGAAAGCCGTTGAACAGCACCACTATATTGCCATTGTCAAAGATGAAGAATACACGGTAGATATTACTGTTGTATTCTGCTCTCAACTCAAACAATCCGTCTTTGATGAACTTGACGAATTTCTCACTTAGGCGGACTTCCGTCTTTAGCAAATCCAATATGTAGGCTACTTTGCGTCTTGCTCCGAGTTCCAACGACTCATAGAAGTTCGGAAAGTAATCTCCGTAATGGATAATAGTCCTTTTCTGTTCCATGCTGCAAAGGTAATACTTAAAGTTGATATATCCTACAACTTTTGCAATTATTTTGCATCGCTCATAAAAAACTCGCTTACGCGAGAAAGCAGGGAGAGGGAGCAGCCTCCTATCGTCGGCTCTCCCTCTGACGCTTTTTTCGTAGCTGCGCTTGCCGCTTTATCCGACTATTACGAATTTGCCGCGGAAGGCCAGCCGCCCACCGAAGTACGCGTACGAGTACGAAGAAGCGAAGTACGCGAGCGCACAGGCGAGACCGCTGCTCGCATACGAGTAATTGCCAGACCGCAGAACACAGCGGCCTCTACTGCCAGGGAACCATACTCCTGCTGCATAGTGTGTAGTGTATTTGCTGGTGTCTGTCTGATGCACCTTGCTCGGCAAGATGTCGCACTTCGCTCCATGCACCACTCTCACAACGCAGTTGCCGTTAGAGTTCACACACTGCACCACACGCTCGGTTTTCTTCACCGGGTCGTAGATGTGGAATTTGTAGTCTATGGGGTCATCGTTGGTCTCTACGCAACGGTTCTTATAGAACGTCTCGTAGCTCTTCACATTTCCTGCAATGTAGTCCATCCATTCACTATCACAGCCCACATAATGTTTGAGTCCCATGATGGAGTTCATTGCGTTGCCCACATACGAGGTGTCGGCCATACCTATGTTGTCGAGGCTGTTCAGCGTGGCATCGTGTGCGCCATTGCCAACAACAGACTGCTCGTTGGTCGTGCCGTGGGTCGCCCACCACAGGTTGCTGATTTCCTTGTGCTGCTCGTAGTCTTGGAGCTGGTAGCCCTCTCCGCGCATGTGCGCACTGTTTTGGAAGTCCTTTGCCGTGTAGTGTATCGTCCCGGTCGGTGTCTCTGTCGGGTTGCCATCCGCGTCGTATGCCCACTCTGCCGAGGTCTGCGAAGTGCCGTCTCCCTTGCGTGAGCGCACCGCGCCCGATATGCTCCTCGGTCGTTTCAGTCCGTCTATGGTGATGGGATATGTTCCCAAGAGGCTGTCGTTCTCGCCAACGGTGTGCTCCGTCCATTCGGGTTCTATGGCCTCTATATGCTCGCTGTCAACGGCAAGACACAGGCTGTCCTCTATGTCGCGGTACGAGGTGAAGTACATCCACTTCGCTCCGCCCGGCACATCGCAGAACACGTAGTTGCCTATCGAGAAGTCGAAGTAGGTGTGGCTCACCATCATGTTGAACTTGCCTACTATCTGTCCGTTCTCGTCCGTGAACACGGCTCCAAGCCTTGCGTGGTTCAGTCCCGGCCATCTCACCTGCTTCATGCCCTCCACGTCCATGCGGTAAGCGTTCACATTGGCAGCGGTGGTGATGATGTTCTCGTCTATCACCGTGCCTACCTCTGCCTCGTCAGCATACACGCCAGTGTTCTCCGCATAGAGCAGTGCCGATAGCATGGCCTCGCGCTTGTTGTTCACGGTGGATAGCGGCTCGTTCTCCGTGGTCGAATAGACGATGTACTTCTGTTGGTTCTTGTAGTCGTTCACGCCCTTGTACCAGTGGTGGGGCAGATGGTGGAAGATGTCAAAGCCCTCTCCTGCGCTATCGCCCACATCGAAACTCTCGCCTGTGGCAAGATAGTTGAAGTCGCTGTCGCTCAGTTGCACGCCCTCCATCTGTTTGAGTTTGGAGTTGTAGGTACACTTGTAGGCGTGGGTCTCCTGCAATATCTTCAGTGTGTGTCCGCTCGCCACAAAGGTCTTGTCGTAGTCCGAGCCTGTCTTGTTTTCGGGGTTGCTGTATCGCTCACAGAAGTCTCCGCTCACGATGTCGTCTATCTTCACCACCGAGAACTGCGAGTTGATGACGGTCAGTTTCGGGAAGTATTTCTGCAATGCCTCCACCTCGCTGTCCTCCACAAGTTCTGTCAGTATCCATCGGCCGATGATGCCGCTGCACTGCCCGGTCTCATCGTAGGTGCTGCCGTTCGCGTCTATGCCCACGGCTCCGCTCTGCATGATGCCGCGCAGCATCTCCACGCTGGCGGTGGCGTTCACGCCCGGTATGCGCACGCTCTTCAGCTGTCCTGCCGTGGTTATCTGCCGCAGCAGGGTCATGGTGTCGATGTGCGGACACTCGTCAAGGAACATTTTCTTCACGTTCGTCATTCCTGCTATGGTCAGTCCGCCAGGATAGGTCAGCTTGGGCAGGTTCTTGAAGTAGAGCGTGGTCATGGTGGCTGGCAGTTCAAGGGTCTCTATCGGGGCTGTCTCGGCAAGGTCTATGCTCGACAGTTGCGAACCGCTCGCCAACACCTCTTTCAGTCTCGGGCAGTACGAGGCGATGATGCTTGTTACCTTGGTGTTGCGTGCGTCTATGCGTCTGAGGAAACTCTTGTTGCCCATGTTGAGCTGCGTGATTGCTCCGCTTTCCTCGGCTGGCGTGTAGTCCGCTCCGCCAAGTATCAGTTCTTGCAGCATCGTGCAGTTCGAGATGTCCCAACCCTCGGCTTTCGGGGTGCAGCCGCTGATGTCAAGACTGGCAAGGCGTGTCGCTCCGAACACGTAGAGCATCGTTCCTGCGCCTGTGGCGGTCATGCCGCTCTTCAGCGTGTAGCTTTCTCCTGCTTTCAGATAGCAGCTGTCCACACAAGCGTCCGCACGGTCCACGCCTAATCCGAAGAAGCCGTCCTGCGCTGCCGTTATCTTGATGCTGATGTCCGTACCCACGGCACGCATCTTGAACGGATTAGTGTACAGCTCGCCCACTTGATAGTAGCCGTCACGGTAGACAAAGCGTTTCTCAAACGTCACGGGCAAGTCCTCATATCGCAATCCGTGTACGGCATAGTAGTAGTTTGCACCTGCCTTGGAGTTCTCGATGTACTTGCGCTCTCCGTCAAACGAGCTGGTTATCTTCGCCCACTTCGCTATGCGGTCGGTGATCCAGAGTTTCTTGCAGCCGTCTGCGGAGAATATCTTGATGCCGTCTGCCTCCGCGCTGCGCATGTCGCCCGCTATGTCGTGCAGCGTGATGGTGGTCTTGCCCTCATCTTCAAGCCAGAACTTGTCGGCTGCGTAGCCTTGCTGGAACATCACGGAGTTCCACCCTTGGTAGTAATGCTTGGGGTCGGTCACGCTGTCCAAGTCCCAAGGTACGGTGATGCCGCAGTCGTTGTCGGCAAGCCAGCAGCAATCTCCGTCATACCAGTGGTTGAAGTAGGCGCGTGTCAGTCCGTTGGTGTCGAGGTAGAACGAAATCATCATGTTCTTTGACCGCTGGTCAACGGCAAGCACATAGTCCGTGCCCACGATGTAGCACCCGGTGGAGCGCACGTTGGCATACAGATAGAGTTCCTCGCAGAATTTCTTCAGTCGGTTCTCCTTTGTTCCTGCCACGCTTTTGCCGTGCAGGGTGATGTTTCCGTCTGCCTCGGTACGGTCTTGCGAGCACTCCTGCGTCCACAGCAGCCATTTATATAGGTTGTACGGCACTTTCTTTCCCTTGGCGTAGAGGTCGTTCAAGTCGTCATCGTCGGGGTATCGGCTCTCGTAGTAGCCGAGCCACACGGGTTCGCCTGTCGATTGGTCTATGCGCATGAGGTCGTCCACGCTGTTCACGCCTTGCAGCCAACAGAACGAGTCGTATTTCAAGTACTCAAAGCACTCTACCGGGTTCAGCACCCTGCCTGTCACGCCCCATTTCTTGGTGCTCGTGTCATACTGCATCTTGCCTGTGGTGTCTTTCCACTTGCCTCCGCTGTATTTCACATACTTGTAGTCGTTCGTCAGGTACACCGTTCCCCAGTCGTAGTTGTTCACATCGTCTGCCAACACCTCGGCAAGGCTCTTGTCCACCTCGGTCGGGTCGGCTGTGGCGGTGGTTTCCACCATGCTGCCTGTACCGTCATTTTCAAGGAAGATGTGCTTCTCTCCGCAGTACTCGCTCAGCATGTAGATGTTCGATGCTATCAGCGCGTCACTGTTGGCCAAGGTCTGCACCTTGAAGATGTTGAGGTCTTGGTCTTTCTCGGCCACGAGTTCCACGAAGTCTCCGTAGTTCAAGCAGTCGCTGTTGTAGCCGCTCACTTTCTCGAAACCGAAGAACGAGGGGTTGCCCTTGTCCACGTTGAAGTTGGCCTTGGCATGGAAGTAGGCGTAGGTCTCGTTGGTTGCGTCCACGCTCTGATGGTCGGTGCGGAATAGGGCGCACGTCACGCTGTCGATGCTGGTGTTCATCGTGTCGCCTCCGTTGTAGGCGTTCTGCGCAGGGGTCATGTAGTCGGCTCCCATGGCTCGCTGGGTCTTGTTCATCAGCTCCATGGTCGCTCCGTTGTTCGCGCCTGTCGAGTCGGAATAGTCCACCTTGATGGTGATGGTCTTCACCCACAATCCTCCGTCTATCACCTGTATCTGGCTCTTCGCGGCCATCTTCTTGGCCTTTTGGAACTTGGCCAGTGCCACTGGGTCGTTCTTGAAGTCCTCCTCGGTGTGGAGCATCTCTATCTTGCAGCCCTTGAACTTGCCTTTCTTGTTCTTGATGGGGCGCAGCGATGAGGTCGTGCCTTGGTTCGTGGTCGGCACGTTGTACACCTTGCAGTCCTGCCACGGTCTGTCGGGGAAACGGATTACCCAGTCATAGTATGCCTTGGTTTTCTTGTCTCCGTCCAGCTTGTCGAGATAGCCGGGATAGCTCTGCTCGATGTCGGGCGTGTCGGCATTCTTCAGCAGGGTCACGCAACACAGCCCTGCGTTCATGCACGCTTGCAGGGTCGGCCTGTCCTTGGTCGTTCCCTCTGCGGTCTGCGAGGCCATCACTTGGTTCTTCTCGTACTCGGCAAGCATGGTTGCGGTGTCTTTCTGTCCCACCAAGTAGTTGTTGAATGCCTGTCGGTAGTTGTAGTAGGTCGCCCAACCTATGGCGCGGTAGAGGTAGATGTCGGCTTTCGTTCCGTCAAACTTTATCTGCATGTCGTTGTGGGCGAACTTCCCTGCATTGTAGTAGGTGGCTGCGGCCTCGTCTCCGTTCATGTATATCTTGATTGAGCCTATGCCGCTGTATGGGGCTATGCTGGTCGGCTCTATCACAATGTCGAAACGTGTCTCCTTGTCAGTGGCATACAGGGCTACGGCTGTCTGCTGTGCGCCCAAGTCGTCGGGGTTGGCTGCGGTTGCTCCATCACAGGTGAACACGAGTTTCTCGCCTGTCAAGTAGAAGCCGAGTTGGTTGTCGCCCAGGCAGTCGATGATGCGTGCCGTGCGGTCTTCCACATTCTTCACCTTTACCGTGAAACTCAGTGCCATGCCGTTCTGCTCGATGCTGGTGTTGGCGAACGGCTTGAACGAACACACGGCTTTCATGTCCTCGGCTATACGGAGTGCCATGCGTCCCTTGTCGTTCTCCGTGCCGTAGGTGGGTGTGCCATAACTGTCCTTGACAAAGCCGTTGCTCGACCAGTTGCAGTTCTCCACGGTTATCTCCACCGCTCCGTCCTTGATGGTCTTGTCGGTCTCTCCGTTGCTGCGTGAGTCCATGCTGATGTTGAACTCGCGCATGGTGGTCACTTCTTCCACGTCTACAAGCGAACCGTCCACCACGAATGTGGCTGTTTCCGAGCTGCTGTCACCGCACATTATCTTCACCGACACGCTCTTCGTGCCGTCATGCACGCTCTCCTGCACTTGTTTGGTGAATGTGTTTGTCTGTCCTCGGTAGGCTACGGTGGTGGTCTCTTGCGCTCCGTCATACCACACCACGGCTTGTGGCTCGTCTGTGTTGGCCACATACACGGCATAGTCCACCTCGATATTCTCGTACAACTTACGCTTGCCTTGCAGTTGCTCGGTGTACCAACGCATGGCCACTATCGGGGTGTTATTGCCGCTCTCCACCACCATAACGGCAGTGTGGAGGTAATTGCCCACTACACCCGAACCTACATCTTCTCCATGTATGCGCAGCGGATAGGCTCCGTGTGTAAGCAGCTCACCCAAGCAGTTCTTCGGGTCTACGGTTATGGAGTGTGAGTAGGTGTCAAGCACCACACTTGTGCCAAGCATCTTCCACTCTCCGTTGAGGTATATTTCTGTCACTACCTTGATGCCCTTGTCTGATGCGTTGTTGGCAAACTTGTACATCGGTATGCTCTTGGCTGCTCCTCCTGCCGCAAGTGCCGTACTTGACGTATAGTTAAGGGTCTGCACGCTACTGATGGTCACGTCCACACCGCTCACGTTGATGTTTCTGCTACCAGTGTTCCCGGCATCATCGTAGGCTATAAGTTGAAAACGCTTGGTAGTGGCGGTCACAAAGTAGCTGCTTACGTCCATCTCAAAGTCGTAGGTGTCTCCGCTTGCCGATGATGCTCTGTTGAACATGAATGTCTCCAAGGTCTGCCCGGTGTCGCGGTCTTTGAGCAACACCTTTTCTATCATGTTGCTCAGTTCTTGGCTGCCTTGTGTGGTAACGCTTCGCACGGCTGCTTTCATTACCACGCTGCCGCCAGCCTTGGCGTACAGCGGACTCTGCTCAAACTGTATGCTCACAATCGTACCTGTGCTTTCTCCGCCTCCTCCGCCTACGGCAAACTGCACCTCGTCGCCCACGGCTTCCTGCCCGGCATTCTGCAGTTGCAGCTTCACCACGCCCTGCGTCTCGGTGTCAATGTGCAGTGTGGTGGGTATGTTGGCGTATGCACCTCCTGTGGAGAATGCCTCCTTGCCGTCCTTTTCGGGGGTGTCCGAGGTCGGCACGGCATTGTTGCCGCCTCCTCCGAACTCCACCCAAGGTTTCAAGTCTGCCGGGTTGATGTCGTCCACGGTGCGCGTGAACTGGTAGGCTTCCCACTTGGGCGAGCCGTTGCTGGTCACATCGGCTGTCTTATAGGTCAGCACGACACCGCTCTTCATATACGATAGTCCGCTTTCTTTCTCTTTGTCCTGCACGGCTTTGATGGCGGTCGAAAGGGTGTACTCGGTGTCCTCGCAGATGTCGTTCACGTTCACCGTGTTGCCTATGGCACTGCCGTTCGAGCCGAAGTCTGTCCAGTTGGCTTCGGTTTTCCAGTCGCTTTCTTCTTTCTTGCCGTAGTTCGTCCACTGCTTGTTTTGCACGCCTGTCTCCGAGAGAAACGAGAGCACGATGCCGGGCTTCATGTAGCGTGCCTTGTTATCCAAGTCGAAGATTTTCTCAAGCACCACGGCAAGGGTCACTTCTCTGTCGCCAAGCGACAGCAGCACATTGGCATTGATGGTGTTGCGGTTCAGCAGCTCTGTTGTATTCTCTTCTATCAGCTGGCGGTTTATCTCGGCTGTACTCTCCACCTCGGTCATGCGTTCCTGCAACTCCGCTCCCTCGTCACCGGGGAATGCCGTGCCGCTTTTATGACCGAGTGCCAAGTCCGAACCGATTACGACCAATTTCGTACCACCCCAACGGTAAGTCTTGTTGGTGGTTACGTCCATGAAGATTTTGCCGCTGTGGGGCTTGCGTCCCTGCATCGCCCCATCACCAAAGAGGTCTCCGTCCAACCAATTATTATAATAGGTAACGGTCGGACGCAGGTCAAAGTCTGACTCTGAGGGCTGCGAGTAGCACAATACAAACGTGTCGGAGTCTTTGTTGTACACTACACTGCAATTCTCGTCCGTTGAAGATTTGCTGATTGACAGGTATTGCGCGGTAATGCCCGATACGATGCCGCCAAACTCCAGCGCATCGTCCACATATCCAGGCAGATACTGCGAGGGTACTTGTCCGTTCTCGTCCAAAGGTGCAAGTCCATCTGCAGTTCCCTTGGTGTTCTTGAATGCGGTGAGGTCTTTCTGCACACCGCTGATGCTGTTTGCCAGCTCGCTCTTGTTGTCGCTGACGGTTTTCTTCAGATTAGCAATGTCGGTCTGTGCCGTTCCCATCTGCGAGTTGAGGGTGTTAAGGCTGTCCGTGTGCGAGGTCTGCGTGCTGCGCAGGCTCTTGATGTCCTCCTTGTTTTGGTTTACATCTACCTTGACGGCCTCAAGGTCGGCTGTCATTTCCTCCACGGCTTCCATATACTCGGTGCTGTCCACGGTGGGGTTGCCTTTCAGCAATGGATTTCCGCTGCTGTCCACCTGCGCCACCCATGTGCCGCCGTCTGCCACATAGAGTTGTCCCAAGTGGTCTGACGATGCACTGCCCTCCACGGTCACCAATGCCCACCAGCCCTCATGCGGATTGGGGTATGCCTCGCGCAGTTGGGCTGCGGTCTTGAACAGTCCTTTGTTCGGGCCTTTTATGTTCTTGGCTTCAAGCCAACCCTCTACGATCAGGTTGTGACCTATGGTCATGGAGCCGCGCACCGTACCCGAACCGCCCATGCTGACGTTGCGGCCTACGGCCACATCTCCGTCTATCTGTTTTGTTGGTATTGAACTCATTCCATTATTGATTTTGCCAAGGCGTTCAACTGCTCTGCACGGTCGTTCGCGCCATAGGCGGTTAATACTAATGCTGCCGTGGTATAGACTACGGCTGTGTAGCAACGCTCGCTGATGTCGATGCCCTCCTCATCGTCTATCTTGGGATAAGGGAGATACGTGGCTCGCTTGACATAGGCTTCCTCGCTGTTGCACGAATAGAACTCCAACGCCTTGCCCTCGGCTCGGTTCACCACTGCGCACACGGGCTTCTGCACGTTGCCGCGCACTCCCTTAAACCTTGACGACTGCAAGTCATAGAGTGGGTCATCCACCGAAATGGCATTGTGGCAGGTGCGCTCCCAGTCGCTCATGCGGAATGCTATCAAGCGCATAAAATCATCGGGCAGCAGCGTCCAGCCGCTGTTGTTGTCCTCCCAATACACGCTGTCGCCAAACGTGTGTCCCTCCTCCAGCAGAAAGGTTGGCGCGGTGGTCTCCACCCTGCGCACGGCTTCCTCTATCTTCGAGCGTACAATCTCGTTCAGCGATAAGGTGTCAATGTCCTCATCGCCAAGAAGCTGCTCGCTGGTCTTGTTCTCGTCAATGGCGATACGCACATCTTGCGAAACGGTTTCTATCTTGTACACCATATCGCCTGTCGTTTATTTGTCCTTGTTCTCGTTGGCAAACGTGATGGTCACACCGTAGGTCAAGCCGACTGCCTTGATGTCATCTCGGTTGCGCATCGTGCCGGGCTTCACGCCAAAGTTCTTCAAGAGATAATCCTTAGCCTCTTGATTGTCGGTAAACTCCACCTCGGTCTTGCCCTCTGCGGTTGCGCTCTCTTCGGCTACATCATCTGTTGCTTCCTCCTCGGTTGCCTCGTCTGATGTGTCCTCTATGTCAGCAGGGGTCTCGTCCTTGACCTCCTCTGCATCTCCAGCATTGGCATCATCGGTCGGCTCGTCTGCCGTGCCACTCAAAACACCATTCTCTGCCACAGGCTTAGAAAGGCTTATAGAGGCTTCGTTAGGTTTATCTTCAATCACAGTCTTTGCCGCCACCTTTGTCGTTTGCGTGCTCGGCTTGGCAGGGTTGCGCTCAATGCGCACCTCCTCGTCAAGTTCGATGGTGTTCACAACCATAATGCGTCCTTTCTTGAACTCGCTGCTGTTCTCGATGGCACGCTGCACAAGGAAGTCGCTTGTGGTGTACTTGGCAGGGTTCTGTCCGATGGCGGTCATTGAGCCGTCAGTGAACAATACTTTGAGTGTGGCTCTGCCTATCTTGATGATAGTCTGGTATTCCATCATGCCGTACACTCCGTAGGTTATTCTCTTCTTTTTCATTTTTGTTGTCTTATTATAAATAAAGGCGGACGGCATTGCTACCTATCCGCCTCTATTGGTTGATGATTGGTTTGTTTTGAAAAATGGGTTACTCGGCTGCCATCACATCACCTGCGTACTCCACCCATGCTGAACTCTTGTACTGCCACATCTGACCGCTCACTGCATCGGCATTGATGCCGGGGCAGTCCTGCAACAGATAGTACACACCGCCCTCAACAGGGCTTTCGGGTGCTTCTGCGCTGTCCCATAAGTGGATTTGTACGGCTGTGCTGTTCTCGTTGTCGCCCTCACCGTTAATCCAGATATGGCATGAGCCTTTGAGTGCGAGTGCGTCCCACACGAGGATTGACTCGCGTGTTGCCTCCTCACCCTCCACACGGTCTTTCGACGAGTGCTCTGCCGAGTACTGGTAGTGTACAAGGCGGTCGGGCGCAACGATGAATGCGGAGTTGCTCCACTTCAAACGGTCGAGGGTCGGGTCATGCTTGAACTCGATGTCTCCGAACACGGTGTGGAAGTTAGTTACAACCCAGCCCACAGGGTTGGTCTTGGTGGTAATCTGAATTTCGGGGTGCTTTGAGTAGTCAATGCACTGGATGTTCTCCAAGAAGTTCTTGCCAGCAAGGGCAATCACGCTCTTTGGCACGTCCTCGCCTGTAAAGGTCATCTTCGCCAAGGCGATGATTTCCTCAATCGTCCACTTGCCTGTGTGGTTGAGTTCATTCTTCACTTGGTAGCGCACGCCCTCGGTGAAGTAGATGGTCTGCGCACCGACCTCGGGTGTCTGCACCGTCATCTTGCCTCTGCGACCTGCATAGAGGGTGCGGTTGCCGCGTACCTTGAAGTTGGTGATGGCGGCTTCTGCAATCACAGCCTTGCCGAACGGTATTTTCTTCTTCTGCGCCTCGTAGTAGTCAGATACAATCTGGTTCATGCCTCGCTTCTGAAGATACACCGTCTGTGGCTGCGGAACAATGAGGTCGGGGTCAACTTTCTTCTGCGTCTCGTAGAGGGCGTTGGAAAGGATGATGAGCGTTGACCCGGCAGGAATTTCGGGTGTGGTGCAGTACTCGTCTGCCGCTTGAGTCTTCGGACCGTTCACGGCACGGCAAATCGGGTTGCTTGTGGTGGGGTCTTGGCCTGTAACGAAAAGCATGAGGTCTTTGCCCGGTGTCTTGGTCTTGCCGTCCTCGGCATATCCGTCCACGCCCTTTACGAGCAGCGTGCCATACGAGCGAGGAATTTCCGCATCGTTGGCAAGCAACGGCAGGATGAACTGCTTGGCTGTTCCTGCGTTCACCTTGGTGGTCGTGGTCACGCTGGAGCGTGGCTCGTCAATCATGTAGTGTTCCACCTCGGGCGAGTTCACCTTTACTTTCTTCGCTTTCAGCATGAGCTGCATAAGCGGTGTGTCGTCACTCTTGAACTTGTAGAGTTCCTGGTCAAGGTCACTCTGAACGAGGTTGCCCGGACCGACACCGCCTGTCGCGCCAGCCACTCCGCTGACGGTCGTGGGTGCTCCCGGCACTTGACTCTGAACACCGGCTGTTCCCGGTGCAGGGGTGGTGGTTGTAGTTCCACCTACTTGTACGTTTTCTCCGTCCATGTCTTAAAATTTTAGTTTGTGAATAATGTTATTTGCTATCGGTCTGTGCGAGGTTGCCGGGGGCTATACCGCCTGTCGCGCTCGCGAGATTGCTTACTGATGCCATTGCGCCCGGTACTTGGGTGCATAGTCCTGCGCTGCCTTTGGTGGGGCGCAGTCTCTTTCCCTCAGGGGGAAACTTAACGACTTCTCCTTTCATGGCTACACGGCTTCATTTGCAAGGTCGAAGATACTCAGCGACTTATTCTGATGGCTCGGTGCGCCTCCGTTCTTGCCGTTCAGTGGTGCTGTGCCGTCTCCCTTGTCGCGCTTGCGCAGTCCCTCCACAATCTTGTCGTTGCGTCCTGCCACTCGTCCCTCCTCACCTGCATTGGCTACATCGGCATCGTGGTTGATGGCGTTGACGAACAGCTCCAAGGTCTCGCGTGAGAACTTGCCCATCACTCCGTCCCTCACCACTCCGATGATGGCGTTGGCCACATCGTCTATCTGCTCGTCTGTCATGCCGCGCTCCTCTTGGAACTGGCGTAGGGTCTCAAGGGTTGCGTCCATGTTCTTCTCATACTCCTCGTCAAGCTGCTTCGACTTGGCCACGCGCTCCACATATTCCTTGTTGGCCTCGGCAAGTTTCTCCTGCATTTCGGGATTGTCAAGCACGTCCTGTATCTCCATGCCGAAATTCTTCACGAGTCCAACGTATGGATCGTTGCCATTGTGCATGTCGGCAAGGAACTGCGCACTTCTCGGGTCGGCGGCAAACATGTCGGACATGGCTTTCTCCCTGCCCTTGTAGCCGTCAAGGTCATGCTCGTATTGGTCGTAATCATCGGAAATCTGACCGTAGATTTCCTCATCGTCCTCGAACTTCTTGTCGGGATATTTCTTTCTCAGCCGCTCCAACTGCTGGTCGCGTCTGCTCTTAACTCCATTGTTTTCAGCCATTATCTTAACTTTCTTATGGTTGTGTAATATTTGTATGCAAAAATAGCCATATAAGATGTGGTCTTACTTTTAACTTTTGTGACTTGTATCAAGTACCTTTGTATAGAACATTAAAGGTTTGAGAATGAAGTATTTTGGCAGCATATTGGACTTTACAAAGGAGCGAAATGCAGACTTGATGAGGGTGTACCGCGCACGGCTTGCCGAGGCGAGCATCATCGTCATGCCTGTCATTTTCGAGTTGGTGGCGGAGTCTCCTGCCTCACGCTTTTGGGTGAGCGATGAGAGGGCGGCTATTGTCATTTCGGCAATGGCGGCAGGGAAACCCATGCCGCGAATGAGGAGCAACAAGCGTGAGATGTTCACCGAGATTTACCGCAGATACCTCCTTATGCGTGAGGACTATCCCGACAAGTCGGTCTATGAGCTGGTCACCAAGATTGTGAACCAACCTGCACCAAAGTTCTATCTCACGCCTCGCACGGTCGGGGAATTTATTTATCGCATAAAGAATGGGTGGTATGACAACCAATATGACAGATACAAAGATTGCCGAACTGCTTGCGGAGAATGACAGGCGTAATGAAATCATGTTCGCCAAGTTCGACCCTGTGACTGGTGAGGGTTCTATCGGTGAGCGTGTCCGTGTCGAGATTGCCGACTTTGCCATTCCTGTGCAGTGGTTGCCTGTGGAGATGATGAGGATACCTCTTGTCAAGAAACTTGTTAAGGCTGGCTCGATAGACAAGTTTCTTTCCTCGGTGCTCCACGTTGAGCCTAACGAGGATGCTCACATCAAGGTGTCGCGCACGTTTATCCGCTTGCGCTTCAAGCACGACTTTCCTTTTTGGACGGCCACGCTCGTCTATATCCACAACAAGGATGCAGGAAAGGACGTGCTTTTTCGTCTGTGGTATCCGCAGCGCATCCTCGTGTCGCGCTTTGAGGCGAAACGAAAGGCTGGCGAGCCTATCCGTCTTATTCTTTTGAAAGCGCGTCAGTGGGGCGGCTCCACAACCACGCAGCTCTACATGGCGTGGTTGCAGTTCTTCCACAAGAAAGGCCTCAACTCGCTCATCATCGCCCACCAAGGCACGGCATCGGACGAAATCAAGGATATGTTCGACCTCATGATTAAGAAACACCCGGTGGAGTTTCTTCACAGGTTGGGCGAGGTCTATTCGGAGAACGAGCCTAAGTTGGTCGGTGTCGGCAAGTCGGGTTCTACGCACCGTGTGCCGCAGCGCGAGTGCAAGATTAAGGTGGGTACTGCCGAGCGTCCTAACGGTTGCCGTGGCGGTGCTTACTCCTTGGTGCATCTTTCCGAGGTGGGTCTGTGGCAAAAGACGGAGGGCAAGTCGCCCGAAGATATTGTGCGCTCCGCTTGCTCTGGTATTCTCGCCAAGCCTTACACAATGATAGTCATGGAGTCCACGGCCAATGGTACTGGCAATTTCTTCCACCGTGAGTATTCTGCCGCTGCCGACCCAAAAGTAAAATCGCAGTACGAGGCTTTGTTCATCGCTTGGTTTCAGATTGAGCATTACTCGTTGCCGTTCAATTCTGCCGAGGAACTACGCGACTTTGCCAAGCAGCTTTGGGAGAACCGCAACAATGCCTACACTCCGTCCAACCGTGAGGAGAGCGGACGCTATCTGTGGTCATTGTGGGAAAGGGGTGCATCGTTGGAGGCTATTCATTGGTACATATACGAGCGTGCTGGTAAGAATGACTTTGCGGTGATGGCTGCGGAGTTTCCCTCTGACGATGTGGAGGCGTTTGTTCATTCGGGTACGATGGTGTTCGACAAGTATCTTGTCAAGCAGTTTGAGCCGTTCTGCCGCGAGCCTAAGTTTGTTGGCGAGGTGTATGCCGATGCCGATGAGGGCGAGGAGGCTCTTTCTAATCTCCGTTTCCGTGAGGACAGGCAGGGCTTACTCTCCATTTGGGCTATGCCAGAGAAGTTTGACGATTACGAGGTTACCGACCGCTACCTTACCGTAGTCGATGTGGGCGGACGCTCCAACAAGGCGGACTGGTCCGTTATCGTGGTGTTCGACCGTCTGAGCATGATTGACGGTAGCGAGCCTCCGTCTGTGGTGGCGCAGTGGTATGGCCATTGCGACATCGACCGCCTCGCATGGCGTGCCGCACAGATTGCGGCTTTCTACAACGACTCGCTGTTGGTCATCGAGTCCAACACCTTGGAAACGCACGACAAGGAGCGACAGGTGGAGGGTGGCGACCAGTCGCAGTATATCCTCAATCAGATTTCGGACATCTATCCCAATCTCTACGCTCGCAAGCAGTCCGAGGACGAGATACGCGAGGGTGCGCCTCGCAAGTATGGTTTCCATACGAATGTGGCCACCAAGCCGATGATTATCTCCACCTTGGTCAAGGTCATTCGCGAGCGTCTGTATATCGAGCGCGACAAGCGGTGTCTTGACGAGTACGATACTTATGAGCGCAAACCGAATGGCGCGTATGGTGCTATTGTCGGCAAGCATGACGACTTGCTCATGACGCGTGCCATCGGTCTGCACATCTGCTACCGTGAAATGGAGATGCCCGAATTTGTGCCTATCACAAACCGCACACTCCGAAAAGACAGAAGCCCCGTCTCCGAGGCTTCCATATAAAATCAGTAAAGCCTCACAAGTCCCTTCGGCTTATATGCCTTATCCGACTTGTGAGGCTTATTCTTTATTGTGGTTGCATCATCTGCTGTGCCTGGTTCACGGCTTGCATGTTCGCTCCCTGCTGAACCTGTTGCGCAAGTTCTGGCGACATTCCGTCCGGCACTTGCCCTTGCTCCAACTGCTCCCTCTGCGACTTGATGCTCTGCAGCAACTCGTCTGCAAATGGGAAATTTCCGTGTTCAAGCAACTGCTCCACACTGATTGCCTTGGCTTGCCACAACTGCATGAGTATGTCGTTGGTAAAGGCGCGGTAGGCTGACGTGGCGGTGCTTTCCACAATGCTTAGGTCAAACTCCACATCGCGTATTTTCCGTGGATCGTACTCCACGATGGTGGAGTTCTTTCCTGCAATGTTGAACACGCGCGGCGTGTCGTAGAACTGCTGTATGTTCTTCACGTCCTTGTATGCTCCGTCTCTGATGAATGCCGAGAACGTGTCGAGCAAGTCAAGCAGCGAGGTGGTGGCGTTCTGCGCCTGTTGGTTGTACAGGCTGGCCGACATACCCGAATAGCCGGGCTTGCCCTGCAACGCTCCGTTCACGCCAGATATGTCCTCGAAGAACTTCAGCTGCATGTTCAGCAACTCCGAGATGCCTATCTGCGTGCAGTTGTTGGCTATCTGCTGCGGCAATGCCTGTCCTGTCTTGGGTTGCTTTATCATGATGATGCCGTTGAACCTTGCCCACTCGTCCGCCACATCTTCCATCGACATGCCCTTGGTCAGACATTCTTCCGGGAACAGCAACACGCCCTTGGCTGACGCTCGCATTATCCAGTCGTACATCGTTATCAGTCGGTTGGTGTATCGCTGCTGGTCTATCACGTTGCTCACGAATGAGTGTATCTCTCCGTCTATGAACGGGTATGCCTTGAACACGTAGGGGTGGCTCTTGTGCTCGTAGGGTGTCTCGCCCTCTTCCAATATGTCCCCGAATGGGGTGAGCATGTAGTAGTACCAATAACTATCCATGAACCACTCATAGCGGATGAGCGGTACATCATCTTCACTCATACCCAACTCGCGTGCCTGTTGCATGCGCTTCTCGTTCTCGTCAAGCACAAGTTCCTTGAAGTCCTCCATATCCACCTTGAACACGTCTCCGTTGTTCACATCGTGGCAGCGCACTCGCGCCTTGCTTTCCTTGCGCCATACCTCGATAACACGGCATCGGCTCTGGTCGTAGGGTACGAGGAAATCGTAGTAGCCTTGCAAGGGATAGCCGAAGTTGTCATACATAGCACTGAGGTACGACTTGTCCTTGGCATACTTGTATATCTCCGCCAGTCGGTTGTAGTCGGCTGCATTGTGGGCAAAGCGTCCGCATAGTTCCTCAAACGATATGTCATGCACCTCGCCCAAGCAACTGCAATCCCAACCTCTGAAGTCCCTCATATTGTTGTCGATGAAGAAATTGTTGGGCTGCACATAGTCGGTCCAACAGTCAAACTTGTTCTCTCGCCAGCCGTACCACTTCCTCTGCACCACAAATCCCGATATGAGGAACTCTTCCATGCACCTTGCATTTATCTCCGTCATGCGGTTCAGCTGCATATTGCATTGCAGCACGGTACTCATGGTTTCGCCATACCGCTGCTCGTCTCTGTCTCTTGCCGTGCAGGTCGGCTCTTTGGCTTGGCTGCGGTACACGCCAAGCACGGCTTGCACCATGCGTCTGATGAGGTTGTTCTTCAGCGGCACATTGCCTTGTTTCTTGATGAGGTCTTCTTCCTTCATCATCTTGCCGTTCACGCATACATAGTCATCCCACTGCCGACCGTAGGTGTAGTTCTTGTTGCGCTCGCGGTCTCTGCGGAATGTCTCCATTGCCAGCCAATACTGCTGTGCTTGCCACAACACCTCAAGGGCACGGTTGTCGCCAAGCGTCCGCCTTGCATGGCTCACGCTGTCCAGTTCCTTTTGCGGCATCACACGGCTCATTCTATGTAGTTTCTTTGTTGCCATAATGTGTTATAGTTTGGGACGGTGCAAAGATATATGATTGCACCGTCCCTCATTGTTTAACTATTGTTGCTTCATTCTGCCGATGTCGTCAAGCATCTTGTCGCGTGTGGTAAACATTACCCTCACAAGGCTGTCGCGCTCCTCTGCACTCTGACTGCGCAGATATTTCTCAGTGAGTTGCTTCATGTCGTGCTTGTAACGCTTCATGCGCATGTGCTGTCTCATATTGTTGTTCTGACGGAGTTGTTTCATGCCCTCACGGTATGCGGCTCTGTCCGTCTTTTTCAATTTCGACAACTCGGTCTGTTGCTTGGCCACCTCGTCATAAGTGGAGAGTAGCTGCTTGGTTTCTTCGGTTTGAACTCTGCTGTTTAACTTCTCCTTGGCTTGGGTAAGCACGCGGTTCTGCTGCGCGGTCTTTACGCTGTCTCGCGCCTCCTCCGAATATGCCCAGCCTGTAAGCGGTGCATTGCGGTGTATCTTGTACTCGGCATAACGCTCGGCTATCTCGGCTGGTGTCATCTTGCTTGCCTCTGCTGCCGTTGCGCCCAACTCGTCAAAATAGATTTTGTCGGTTTGGCTCTGTGGACAGTTGAGGATGCGTGCAATGAGCAGGGCGCACTCGCGTGAGGTCTGTGCATCGTCTCCGCAGTAGTCCATGATAGCCACCACTGCATCGGTCAGCGATTGCGGATTGACTCCCACGCCCGACTGCACAAGCAGGTTCACGACATCGTTCATGGCGGCTACCTTGTCTTTCGGCATCTTCTGAAGAATGGTCGAAAGGTCGCTTGCCAATGGCATGTCCTTAACAAGATAACTCCAGTTGGCTTCTCCGTTGAGTGCCATTTGTCCTGCCGAACTCATCACGTCTCCGCCTGTAAGTCCCTCGATGCTACCAAACATGGTGTGGTTGAATACATCGTCCCACATCTTGCTTTTCTCGTCCTTGTCATCACCTGCTATGAGGTATGGCAGATATGCGCCCAAGTTCCAAGCGAATTGCAGAATGTAGCCGAACACGCCTATTCGGGCAATATCACGCAACAGGCTTCTGCGATACTCGCTCTTGGCGTTGCTGTCTGCCTTGTCGGGGTCTATGCCGTCCCTGCGCATCTGCTTGGCCATGTATTCCTTGCTCATCGCCTCGTAACTGGGTTCAAAGCGGTGCTTGATGTTGCGGATTGCATCATACAACTGGCGTGTGTACGACATGGACGAGTTGCGGAAGATGGTGAACAGCACGCTCAACCATGAGCGGTCGGTCTGCATGGTGGAGAGAAATGCGCTCTCACTCGACTGCTGCGTCTGGTTGAACAATATTGTCGCGTCTTGCTTGGCTCGTTTCTCTGCGGTCTCTTCATCATAGCCGTAACGAAGATATTTCTTCTTTTTGGTCTGATACATAGAGCGTGCACCAATGGCAACAGTCAGTGCATCGACAAAGGCATTAGGAGACATACCGATACGCGAGGCTATTTCAACAGCGCGGTTCTGCCACATCTTCCAGTCCATTTCGCTCTTCATCAGTCGTGGGTCTCCTGCCATGCGGCTCTTCCAACGCTTTTCAAAGAGGGGCAGGTTCTGCATCGACCATTTCCATGCGCCTATCGGGTTGGCGATGTTGGCGGCAAGGTATATCGGGTTGCTGTCCGAAAGGTAGGCTGGCATAGAGAGAAACTGCTTCAGCGCGGTGAACACTCTGAAACTTACCTTGGCTGCGGTCACACCCTTGGCGATGTTCACTGCTGCCTTGTCAAGCTGGGCGATGGGTGGGCGGTATGCTCCTGCGGCCATGCTGCACACGTTGCGGAAATTCTTCCACAGGGTCTTGCCGCCTCCGTACACACTCGACATGTTCATCACTTGGTTGCGGAAGTGCTTGTACGAAAGCAGGGTGTTCAAGTCCCTGTTGAACTCTGCAAACGCTGCCCAACGCTCCATCTGCTGTACATGGTCAAGTATCACGCTGAATGCGTCCGCACCCATCACGTCAAGGGCGAGATTGTTGCGTCTGCGCTTGATGATGCTGCCGGTTGAGGTGGCTGGCAGGGCTGTGTCGGTCGTATCGTCTGCCACGTCCACATCTTCTATTCTCGCATTGGCAAGTATCTTTAATGGGAAGTAGTTTTCAATCGCGGCCATTGACGCACCGAACATGCGCTTGTGTACCTCGTTGTACTCGTTGCGCTTTTCCACGAGGAACTCCTCCTGCATCCAGTCGGCAAGTTCAAGGAAACGTGGATCAACGAATTCTTTGATGTTCTCGACATCTTCTTCGGTGATGCCCATTCTGCGCAGTTTCATGCGTCCATCTGCCATTTTGTCAACCATATAGATGTAGAGCAGGTTGCCTTGGGTCAGTTCATGGGCTTTCTTTTCACCTCCGTCCCAGAATGTGACGGTAGCCTTAGGCATCTTGCGCTCCATGGTGAAGAGGTCGCCCCATTGCATCTTCTTGCCGAAGACCTCGCTCACTTTCGCGTCAAGGGTTTTCAAGGCATTCTGATACCCGGTGTACTCCTTTTCTGTGGCTTCCACCCAACCGCGCATATAGCGGTTCCACAAGTAGCCCTCACCGTTCACACTCTTCTTGCCGAACATTCTAAGCATCTGGTCAAACGTGCCTAACGGTGCAAGCAGGAAACGCACGGCACTGTTGTTGGCTATCTTCTGCACCTTGCTCTCCTTGTGGTGTTCGTCTGTCGGACGGCCTACCATATCGGAGTTGGCATTGTGGTGGATAGCCTCCACACGCTGCTTCTCTGCCTCGCGCCACTGCTTGGCTCGCTCTACGCTGCTGCCCAGCACTCCGCCTACTTGCTCCACGATGGAGCGGTAGGCTTCGGCTCGCTCGATTTTGTTCTGACGGATAGCATCATTGGTAGCGTCCACATACTCGCGGTAGGCTTCCTTATCCATCTTGCCTGCGTCCAAGTCCTCCTTGGCTTGCTTGATGCTGTCGCGCAAAGCCTTTTCTTCAGACTTGCTGTCGGTGATATCCTCTGCAAACTGGTGGGCAAGCAACAGACCGTTATACTCCAACGCTGCTTCATCAGCCACGGCTTGGTCATCACTGCCCATGCGGTTCAATGCTTCTGCAATACGCTCCTCAATGTCTGCCTTTGGTAGGGAACTGGCTTTCCTTACCACTTGCGCAATGGTCTGTCCGTCCGGGTCAAGCTGTCCTTGCACCTCAATGCCTCTTGCATCTACGCGACTGCCACGAGTGGAGAGCAGTCTGCCGAGCATGTTTGCACCCATGCGCAGTTGGTTATCAACCATGATGTCCATTACCTTGGCCACTTGGTTGCTGGTGTCCTGCTTGCCGTGGGCGTTGTTCACTGCCGAGAGTATGCGCTTGGTCTCGTACTTGCTCAAATCATCGAGCAGTCCGTTGTCAAGCAGCACCTTGGCAAGGTCGGAGATGCTCTTCACGGTCGAAAGGTCATACTCTCTCTGACGTGCCATCGCCTGACGCAGTTTGTTCAAGTTGCCGCCAATGGCTTTCATCGCCTCTTGCTTGGCTTGCCAGTTGTCGGCATTGGCTTGGCTCGCTGCAATCTTCATCTGCGTAATGGTCTCGTCAAGTCCCATGTCGCCATCGCGGAATTTCATATCGTTGTCTGAAACATTATCGTCTGAAAATTCGTTAATCTCGGACAATGTTGCTACCTTTGCAGCCGAAGATGTACCGGGAGCGACAGCCGTGCTCCCATGAGTGCCATCAGCGGGAGCCTTGGTGTTGGCAGGTGCATCTTTATTGTAAGCCGTCAGAACCCAGTTCTTGTCGGCTATTTTTATGCCCTTTTCTCTCACGTTACGGCGAATGGTAACAACATAGCCGTCTTTCTTCAATACCATTTTGTCGCCATTGGAGAAATCCACCTTGCCATTATTCACTATGTCCTCAATGCGAGATACCAAATCCTTGACGGTCGGGAAGTCCTTGTCATTGATATGTTTGTTGAGAATATGGCAGAGTCCGCCACCATCATCACCCCAAACCATATCAATATCGCCAATGTCCTTTCTGTGGAAAACTCCAAGCAAGTCTCCACTTTCGTGATTAACCAAGAACTTCACAGCTTGAAGAACTTTGCCCTTGAACTGGTTATACACACTTCCAAATGTGCTGCGTCCAATAGGCTTTGGTTCATTACCTTTATGCTTACCATCACTGAACTTCGTCTCACCAAACCCTGTCTTTCTCCGCATCACCTCGGTATCGGCTGCATCAAACACATCGGGCTTGCCTCCGTTCTTCTTGCGTTTGTAGGCTTCGTGCAGGACAAAAGCCCATTCCTTATCGCCCCATTTCTTCTTGCCAGGGATTTTCAAACCCTCCAACAATTTCTGCAATGCTTTTTGGAGCATGGACTTCAACTTGCCCCAGAACGTAAGTTCCTCGGTACTCATCTTCTCAAAGCCTTTCTCACCGATGCGTCCTGCAAGGTCTGCTCCGTACTCCTCCGTAGCATCACGCTTGAACTGCTCGCGTTTCTTGCTTGCCTCGGCATGAGCCTCTGCCATGTCCGCATAGTAGGAGGCGTTGCTGTCCTCGCCCTTGGCCTCATGCTCCTTGCGTTTCTTCTCGCGGAGTCGGTCCACCTCTGCATCGTACATTTTCTGTGCCGTGCGGTCAATGGTGTTCCGTATCTCGTCTTTCGACACGCTGTAGAGTTCATCAAGGGCATTGTTCAGTTTCTCCTCTTCGGGGAACAGCACACGCAGTCCGTCATGCCCAACTACCTCATGGATAAACGTGTTCTCAACATCTGTCATGTTGGCATTGTTAGGCACAACGATGGTTACTTCTCCCGTCATCGGGTTAAAGCTGCCTTTCATTCTGCGCTGGCGTGTACTCGGTAATGCCGCCACTTCCTCGTCCGTGCGGATAATGCGCACAGGTGTATGGAGCCGCTCGGCCAACTCGTTCACACGCTCGGCCATTGCATTGTTCATGGCCTCCTTGGGTTCGCCCACCCATTTGCCGGACATCTTGGCATTGATGCGTGCAATGTCCTCGTTGGTCATGAATGGGGCGTGTCCCTCGCGTCCGGGGATAACATCGCGGTTCTCCATATTCTGCTGGTCGAGTGCAAGGCTCTCTTCGGGAGTGAGTTCCTTGCCGTCCAACTCAAAGCGGTAGCCCATCTTCTCCAACTCCCTGCGCACCTGCGGCACAAAGCGGTTGTAGTCGCGATGGCTCTTCAATGCCTCACGCTTGCCGGGGTGTTTTTTCCAATACTCGTCAATGAGTTTGGCTTCTTCCTCACGGCTCAGCACCTTGTCTATCTTGCTCCAGCGTGAGAGGTACAGCGTGCGACCATTATTCCACTGATGTGCGCCAGTTGGCAACAGGGCATAGTCGGCATGGAACGGCTCGTCAATCTCCGATTTTGGAATGAGGCTGCGCACCACAACAAGGTTCGGACGCTTGTATGCCTCGCCAAACTGGGTGTTAAGCGGTGTCTCGATGGCATGGTCGTAGGGGTCGTATGCCGCCCACAAGCCTTTATCCTCGGGGTTCTTCTTCAAGAAGTATTGCAGCTGTGCGTCCTTGGTCTTGGGTTTCACGAACTTCAATCCGTCATTTATCTGCAACTCCGTGGTTTTCTTGCCGTCCACCACGATGTAGCCATTCTTGTTGAGTTCGTCCAATTGCCGCTGCTGCTCTGGCGTGAGTTTTATCTGCGGTGGGTTGGAGTAGTTCCACTTCTGCCCCTGCAAGGTTCTCCGCTCGCCTGTCTCTGCATCGGTGAATGCCATAGGCGAACCGAGTGCATCGTCCTCAAAGGCTTGCACGTTGCGGTACACTGGCACAAGCTCGCTGTCGGGCAATGCCTCCAATTCCTGCGCCTTTGGATCATCGTCCTCAAGCAAGCGGAACTTGGTCTTGTCCTCTGCGCTCTCGTCCTCATCGTCTGCTACAACATCGGTAGCTGCCTCCACGCTTGCGTCCATCTCGGCATACTTCTTTTCCTTTTCTGCCAACTCCTGTTTCATGGCCTCGGTGTATTCCTCCAACTGACGCTCGGCTTCTTCGAGTTCCTTGCCGAATTCAAACGGCTTGCCCTCGCGCTGCTTCATCTGCTCTAATTCCGATTTGCCACGTTTCGCCATGCGTGCGGCTATGTCAAAACGTTCTGCGAAGTCCTTGCCAGTGATGACATTCTCTGTGATGTCCTCCACAGCATTGCGCAATAGCGACTGCTTGACTGGTATGTCGGTCAATCCGAGTTCGGGACATGAGTAGGTCATTTTGCGGTGTATCTCTGCAAAGAGCGAACCGCCAATGTTCTGCGTCTCACGCGACATATCGGTTTTGACAACGAAGTCATAACCGCCCAACGACAGGGTGAGCGTGTTGGTCTGTGCAGAGTTGCCGGGGTTCTCTTTCATGGCCTTTACCGCATCGAGGATTTTCTTGTTGTGTTCCTTGATGAAGTCGGTCATACCCTCCACAGAAGTGAACTTCTGCTTGCCGATGGTTATGTCCGTAAACTTGCCACCGGGGAATGCTTTTTGCACGGCAAGCAGGTGGGCGTTGGCTTCCTCTGCTCGCTGCTCTGCGGCCTTTATCTGTCCCTCCAACTTGGGTTTGGCATTGTGGATATAGGTCTGGTCGGCCTCCCACTGCTTTCTGCGGCTCTCATACTTGCGCACGTTCTTCTCCGCATTGTTCTTCAGCAGGGCATACTCGCTACCCGAAAGCTGCGCCACGGTATCACCGAACACATCTTCTTCCTCTTCAAGCACACGGTTGTTCATGCTGTCCTGCATCAGTCGGTCGCCCTCCATCACGCTGTCGGCAATCGCTCCCTTGGTTTTCAGTCGCTGATAGGCTGTTACATCAAGGCTGTCCTCCACACCGAAACGGAGCACACGTACTGGCTTGCCCCATTGCTTATGCAGGTTGCCCTGTCGCAAGATACGGCCATTGCGCTGTGTGTAGTCCATCGGTCGGTTGGGCGCATCGAGGTGAATAAGGGTGTGCAGACGCTCCTGTATGTTCACGCCTGTACCAAGGGTGGCTGTACTGCCGAGTACCACACGCACCTCGCCACGGTTCACCTTGTCGAAGATTTCCAACTTCTTCTTGATGGTCATACCGGGTTTCATCACAACAACCTCACTTTCGGGTACGCCCTGCGCTATGAGTTTCTGCTTGATGTCCTCATACAGGTTGAAACCGCTGCGCTTGTTTTGGTAGTGGTCGGCAAAGATGGCCACCGTTCCCTTGTAGTCGTCCGTCTCTTTCAGCGAGCGCAGGGTTTGGCGCACGGCCTCGTTGGTCTTGCTCTTTGGATCATCCTCTGCGTCCATCTCAACAAGTCGGGCATCGACAGCGGCTCCCTGTGCTATGCCATACATGGTGAGCGGAATGCTGCTGTTCTCTTTCTTCTCCTTGCCGCTCATTTCGTCAAAGCGTTTGAGTTCATCACGCACATACTTCATCACGCTGCGCAGGGCGCGTGTCTGTGGCAGATAGATGTCCTGTGCCTTGCCGCCCTCCATTTCGGGTATTTTCTTCACCAGCTCGGTTTGGTCTTTGGTCAGCACGGTGTCGGCCACTCCCGACCAGATACGCACCAATTCGGGCAGGTTCACATATCCTGCAAAGCGGTTCACTTCCTTGAACTTGCCGCTTGTGCCAAATTCGGGCATCTGCTGTATGTTGCCGAAGTTGCGCACGAAGTCGTCAAAGTAGTAGATGCCGTACTCCTTCATGGTGTCCTTTGGCATGAGGTAGCGCATGAAAGTCCATATCTCTGCGGCAGTGTTGCTGATAGGCGTACCAGTGGCAAAGATGACGTTACGTCCGTTGTTCTTCTCCAGCACGGCTTGTGTCTTTAGATACACGCCTTGCGACTTCTTGCTGTATGATGGGTCAACGCCTTTCACTCCGCGCTGCATGGCAGTGGCAAAGCCGAGGTGCTTGTATTCGTGCGCCTCGTCAATGAGCAGGGCATCAATGCCCATATCGTCAAAGTTCTCCACATCGTCCGTCCTGCGGTCGAGCATTTCCTGTGCCTTGACTGCCGCATTCTGCTTGGCCACGGCTTTCTTCTTCTCGTTGTTGGCGGTGCGTTTCTTCGATATGTCGTCCGACAATGCAGCCATTTCCGCTTGCAGGTCGGCCAACTCCTTTTCGGCACGTCTCGTTATCGGGTCTCTGCCGCTGGAGTCAGCCTGTCGCATCTGTTCAAGCACAAGCATTTTCTCGTCTATCTTGTCTTGGATGAACTGCATCTGCCGCTCATCGCTGTCGGGGATAAACTCAAAGGTACTCTGTGGCACTACTATCATGTCCCAGTCGTTGTACTTGATTTTGGCGTAGAAGTTCTTTCGTCCCTCTGCGTTGCGGTCGTTGTCCTCCAACGTGAGTATCTTGGCATTGGGGTAGAGTTCCTTGGCCGAGGCTGCAAACTGGCCTACGGTGGCATTCTGTACCACAATCATAGGCTTGTGTGCCGTGCCGAGTCTGCGCATCTCCATTGCTGTGGAGATAAGGGTGAATGTCTTGCCTGTGCCTACCTCATGGGCGAGCAACAGCGGCTGCATGGTGCCACGCACGATAGCCTTGCCTTGGTGTGGGCGCATCTTGAACTTGTGGGTAGCACCACCGAAGTATTCGGGTACGAAGTCATCGGGGATGCTCATTGGCACATAGTTGTTGAAGCGGTCGTTATACTCCTGCTCCATGCGTGCCGACAAGTCCGCATCGCTCTGCATCTTCTGTCGTGCCCAATCCTTGAAGTCCTGCCGTATCTCGTCAATCTTGGCGGCACACGCTGATGTGGCCTCACGGTCGGTGATGGTTTCTGTTGAGCCGTCATAGTGTTTCTCTGTCCGTGATACTACTATCGTCTTGTTTTGGATAGCGGCCTCGATGAGTTCGTGTCCCATGACGGTTTTCTTCAGCATCTCGCTCACCACACCCATAGCACGGTTCTTCTCTCCGCTCACATCGTAGGACAGTTCTTTCATGAACCATGTGCCACCTGCTGCCGTAAACTGCACGTCTATGTCGGTGCGGTCTTTCACATACTCGTTATAGAGTTTGGGGTCAAGCCATGACGAGCCGAGCGTGAAGTCTATCAAGTGGGCAGGGATATTCATCGGCACGACTTCCTGCAATGCCTTGATGTTCTTGTCATACTCGCCATTCTCGTTGTTGGCCTCTGCCTGTTTCAGTTTCTCGCGCACATTGCCGCTCAGATACTGATACGACACTTCCATCTGACGTGAGGTTGGGTCTTCAAAGCCAAGGCCGCTTTCGATGATTTCACGTTTCACAGCATCCTCGCCCATACCGAGCTGCCCGGCAATGTAGGGTACATCAATGCGTCCGTTCTTGAACATGCTCACAACAACTCCGTCCTTGACGTTTTCGGGGTGCGGCTCGTTCTCTTTCTCCACGACACGGCCTTTCATCACGTCTGCCTTGTCATAGGTCTTGACCACACCGCCCTTGCCGTCTCCTTGCTCCTTGTACACTTCCAAGGAGAACACGTTGGGATAGTCCACGTCATTGCGCAGCCATGCCAACTGGTTGTTCTTGGTGAAGTGTCCGTAGGTGCTGACAAAGGCATCGTATGCCTTGTTGAGTTTGTCTATCAATGGTTGCAGTCCTGCATCGCCCTCGTTCTCTATCTGGTACTTCATCACATCAGCCAATGCGCTTTTGATGGCTGTATAGGCATTGAAACACTCCTGCTTGGTGTGTCCCTTTATCTTCTTGTCGTTCACTTCAAGAGGATAGTAGCCGCCCATACCTGCCGTAACGAGCTTGCCGTCTTTCAAGTACATCTCGCCAAGTTTCTTGCCGTCTGCCGATGCATCGTTCACATAAACAGGCTTGTCGCTTTCTGTGGTCTCTGCGCTGCCGCGCTCTTCCTCCATGAACGATTTAACGAAGTCGGCCAGCATCTTGCCTTGGTCTTTGCCGCTTACCGGGTACAGTCCCTTGCTTGTGGGTCTGAACGTGTCGCCCTCTTCAAAGGCAAAGCGCATTTCTCCTGCCATGTGGTCGGGGTGTTCGATGAAATACTTGTTGTAGTCCATGGAGAGCTGCTTGGCCTTGCGTGCGCCCGGCTCCTCATATTCGGCTGTGCGCTCACCGCTGATGTTGCTCACGTCAATGGCTTGTGCCGACTTCTGACCGTTCATGCGCTTGCGGATTACGATGATGTCTGATGTTACGGTCGTGCCGCCAAAGGTCTTGTTGTTCATGCGGAATGCTCCGATGAAGTCCGAACCTCCCTCGTTTACCACCCAGTCGCGCAGTGCCTTGCTGCTGTCGAGTGTGCCGTTTGACGATATGAAGATACCCAGACCGCCCTCACGCAGTTTGCGCACGTTCTTGGCAATGCAGAAGTCATGGATATTGTGGAACTTCTTCGACAGGTCGCTGTCGCCTGTGGTATCGTTCACGCGCAACCCGGTAACGAATGGCACATTGGTGATGGCCAAGTCCACACTGCCGTTGGGTATGCGTGTCTGCTCAAAGCCTTGTATATCCACCTTGGCATCGGGATAGAGCAATGAGAGAATGCCGCCCGATGTGCCGTCTATCTCGATGGCGTGAATGTCGCTGCGCTCGCTCATGTCGGTAGGCATCTGGCCGAGGATATTGCCGATACCTGCCGAACCCTCCAAAATGTTGCCGCCCTTGAAACCGAGTTTTCCTGCAATGTCCCAAAGGGTATCGACAACATAGGCAGGGGTGTAGTATGCGCTGTTGGCACTCATCACGGCTTGCTCGTAGGCTTCCTCACCAAGCAACTCGCGTATTTTCTTGTTGCGCTCACGCTGTTTCCAGTCGTAGCCTCCGTCACTGAAAGCGGCTCCAAGTCCGCCCCAACCGCTGAATTGTCTGAGCACACTCATCTGCTCGGGAGTGGCTGTTTCACCGCTCTCAAGTAACTCATGTGCCAACTCAATGGCTTTGATGTTGGCCTCTATTCTGCCGTTTACTGATGTCGGGGCATGGTCTGCGCCTCGCTCCGAATGATTGTTGCGCGTGTTCTTCGGCTCTGTCAGTCCATGAAGTCCAGCGGACTCAGCCCGATTTGCGCCAGTGCCTTGTCCTCCTCGGCCTCCGTCAGGTCTTCCACTTTCTTGTGCAGCTGCTTTGCGAGTCGCTCTTTCGCCTCCTCGTAGTCCTTGCTGTTGTCCACTATTGTCGGCTTGCACCCCTTGGGAGCGTACCGCATCATCATTTCGTTGTAATCCATTTTCTTCTGTTTCATCGAACAGCCCGGCAAACAAGTTGCCCACCGTCTGCTCTGGTTTCACTTTCTTCTTCGATGTCTTTTTCTTCGTTGCTGGTTTTGGCTGCTCTGCCGATGCAGGAGTAGCGGTAGGCTCTGTTGTAGCCTTGGCTGCATTCTTCTCTCGCGCTTCCTTGGCAATGCGCTCCGCCTTTTGGAAAATGTCCTCATTCTACGGTTCGGTCGGCTTATCGCCCTCTACTTGGAACTTGCCGCTTTTGAGATAGCCTTGCACGGTAGGTACTTCAAAGCCAACGGTCATAAAGGTTGCCTTGTTGTCGAATGTGGCATAGTTGCCGTCCACCTCCTTGCACACCAATTGAGTGCCATTATGGTTGAACGTGCGGCCAACCCACGACTGCGGATTGTTGGCTATGTCCTCGGTCTGCGGCTTCACCACTTCTTTGGCTTTATGTCGCAACTGGTCGGGGTGAGCATTTACCCACATGGCAGGTGCATGGCCTGTGTCTATGCGTATGCCGCCCAACTCGTTAGGCTGAGCCACAACCGCATCATGCCAAGTATTGCCATCGGGAGAATACTGCACCTTGTCGCCTACCTTATATTCACCATCTTTGGCATTGCTGCGTTCGGGGATATACTTGTATGTGACACGCTGCACATTCTTCAGCAAGTCATCATAGGTAACATCTTCAGCAAACCACATGTCCTGTCCGTAGCGTGCATTGCCGCTTGCATTAGGGTTCTCCACACGGCACATGATACCTATTACTTCGAGATTATCACCTCTTCTGTTCGTTTCTCCCTTGGTAAATGATGGTTCAAGTTGGATATTCACATACAACTCCCTGCCCTCGGCCAACGGCAAGTGCATGGTTACATCGCCTCCTGCCGGGGCAATGTTCGCCACGGCCAATGGCCTTGCCTTGCGGTTGCCTTTTTTGTCGGTCTTGTCGGAATGGGTAGCCTCGTACAGGTCAAGTCCAAGGTCGTCCACCAACTGCCCGGCAAGTTTGGCGGCATCGTTCACGGCTTTCTTCTCGGCATTGCGCATATAGCCGTATGCCTCGTTGAAGTCTTTCTCCACATGGTCGGCCTCATAGTAGCCAAGCAGGGCAAGCTGCTCGTTCACCTCTTCGAGGCTGTCATCAACTCGCTCTTCGGCTGCGCTGAGTTCGTGTCTGTCGCTTGAAGTTTCTGCGAGAGTTTCTGCTTCGCTTGCAGTAGCCTCTGCTTTTTCTGCAACAGCAGCTGTATCTGCTTCTGTTTGCTTGTCGTTTTCTTTTCGTTGCTCATTTCTTATTGCTTTGAGTTCGTTATTTGCTTTGTCGGCTGCGGTCTGTGCCTTGCCCTCCTCGACAATCATGTCGGCTTGGGCAAGCACATCATTGTGCGGCTTGTCGAAGTTCTCTACATCAAAGGCTTTCACCTCCTCGTATGGGGTAAGGGCATACTTGTCATAACCGGGAACATACTCCAGTCCACCATAGAAAGCCTTTAACCACGGACGCACCTTGTCGCCAAGTGCCTTTACCATCATGGAGGCATAGTCCCCGAATGACTCGTTGCCACGCTCAACCATAGCCATAGCCAGACGCTGGCCAACGGACATGAGTTTCTGACGCTGCTCTGCGGTCAGTTCATCGGGATCACGGAACTTCAACCCTGCATCGCCCTCGTCAGCACCAATGCCGAGAATATCACGAATGTCATTCATCAGTCCGTTCATTTCCTCGTCACTCACCTCATACTTCGGCTTTTCTGTCTCCTTGGTCGGCTGCTTGGGTTCTTCCTTGATCGGTTCTGTCGGCTTTTTCTCTGCCACATCGGCCATCTCAACCTTGTTGGCTGGCTTCTTGGCTGTGGCTTTCTTCCGTGTTGCAGGCTTCTTCGGCTCTACGGCATCGCGCAACTCCTGTGCGGTCAGTGGCTGTGCGTCTGCCACGGCATCGGCATTGCCCACCATGTCTGCTGCTTTCTTCGCGTCCTCCTCACTGCGGAACATCCAGCCTCCGCTCTTGCGGTCTTTCCAACCGCGTGCAGGAGAAAAGCGTCCCTCGCCAAGTCTCTCCTTGGCAAATTCACTTACGGCACGCTCTTGGTCGGCTGTCAGTGCGCCATCAAACGTAAGCAGGGATACATCGCTCGTCTTACCTTTCTTATTAGTATAGGTGGTAGGAGTGATGGTATAAGCTGCATTGTCTGCATTTTCCGTTGTCGGTGCTGCCGTATCTTCCTTTGCAGGAGAACTTGCCACGGTCTCTTTCTTCACCCCGGCATACTCCGCAAACGGCTTGGTCTTGCGGTGGCTGCTGTCTATCCACTTCTCGAAATCTTCGAGGTTCGTTGTGGACACGACAATCCTGCGCCCATCTTCCCAACCTTTCTCATAGTTGGCCAGATAGTCGCTCTTCGCTTCGTCCATGTCGTTAAAGCCAAGCATCACCTTGTGCTCGTCAAACGTGCCATCGGGATTGTACTGGTCCACCACATACACCTTGCGCCCGTTCCAACCGTCAATGTCGTTGGAGAGGAACACGTCTATGTGGTCTCCGTCCACGCCCTCCGTACCACGGAAGTAGCCGTAGGTGTTGTGCATCTTGCTTTCCCACTGCTTGCCGTTAGCGTCCGTGCCTTTGCGCACACTGCCTTGCGGCTGCTCAATGGTGATGTCGAACGTGCCGACCTGCACATGGCCTTTCTTGTAGTTGCCGGCCTCTTTCTGTGCCTCTGTGGGTTCGGTGTTCACATCGGCTGATGCGGTCTTTATCTTGGCTGACAACGGCTGTTCCGCTCCGTCAAGGTGTCTGACCACTTCTTGCAGGTCGCCAAACTGCTTGCCGTCCACCTCGTAGTAAGTGCCGGGATAGTTCTTGCTCTCGTCTGGAGCGTCCACCTTGATTACTTCCTTACCGTCAATGAGGAGTTTCTGCTTGTAGATGTCGCCATTTGCGCTTGGCTCTGTCCACTCTTCATCTGTTTCGGTGATGCGGTTGCGCAATGCCTCTTCCTCTTCCTCGGCAATGGTGTCGGTATTGGGTTCTTCTGTTTGTGGAGTCTCCTCCTGCTTGGCAGGTTCGGTCTCTGCTACTGCTGGCTGTTGAGGCTCTGCACTGCGTTGTACAGCATCCTCAGTTTGTTCAGTTGCCTTGTTTCCTCCACGCTGTCCTGCCTCGGTTTCTGCGATGCGCTTGCGTTCTGCAATGGCTGCATCGACGAGGGCTTGTTGTTCTCTTGGTGTTGCATTTCTGAAATGTTCGTTAATGGTGTTGAGTATTTCTTCTTTTGAGGTTACATCGCCTGTGAACATATCCAACTGACCACCTGCTGGGGCAGTGGCTTGGGCGTTGTAAGCTGACAATACTTTGCGTAGGTCGCTCGGCTTACCGCTGTTCAAAATGTCTGCGAGTAACAATGTCGTTCCGTCCGTCACTCGGCTGTCTCCGTATTCATCATCAAACAGACCTTGCTCCCTGCCGAATGGCGACACAGGCATTCCGTCCTTGAAAATGTCGGGGTGTGCGCTCTTGGCTCTTGCCACAAGGTCAACGGCTGCGCCCAACTCATTGCTTAGGTCGTAGCCACTCTTGGCAAGTGTTCGGTTGTGGGCTATCTCGTTCAAACCCATAATGACCGACTGGCGCAATGTGGGCGTGCTGATGATGTGGCGCACGGCATCGGGCGAAGTCTGAAAGACCTTGCCTATAAGCGTGTTCTCGATAAGTTCCTTTCCTGCTGCCGACAACGAATTGCCTGTGCGCATTTCGGGCAGCTGCATTTCGTTGATAACTCCTGCACCGAGCAACTGACTGATAGCCGAAGATACTGCCTTGTCGTCTGCGTAGTAGTCCGAGAGGCGGTCAAAGCGGCTGATGTCATTGGTGATGCTCGTGAAAACATTGTCGGGGACAATCTTGCCGAGTTTCACCGCGTGCTCTGGCTTGCTCTGTTTCTTCTGCTGTTCAGCGTTGAAACGTGCGAACGTGGTTGCATCGTAGGGCAGTTGCTCATCCGGGACGAACACCACACGCGGATGTTTCATGCCGTCTATCTGTTCGGGAGTGAAACCGTACATCTGTCCGAACTCGCGCAGGTGGTCGATATACGCCTTGTCTGTTCCCTGCTGGGCTGCAATGTCGCCAGACATGGTGCGGTTGTTGCCCGAAAGCACTACACCGTCCTTGCTCACGATGACATGCGACTGCAAGGCGCGGCTGTCGTAATTGTTGGCAATGTCCCTCACAATCCGCTGTGCGTCCGTGTCGCGCTTGTAGTCGCGGTCGTTCACGCTCTCACCGTTCTCGTCAATGGGGAAACCCTCGGTCGGCTCAAAGGCGTTGTTCACATCGTGGCTTGCTGACGCAGCTCCTGCCTCTGTGAGGACGTAATGCCCACGAATGGTAGAACCGTCCGCAAGGGTGAGTGCGTTGGGATTGCCCTCCACCTTGGCGGCTCCGTTCCACTTGGCCTTTATCTTCGGGTTCACGGCATGAGTGCCTACCTCGGCTTGCTCGGCAGCTTTCTGTGCGGCAATGCGTTTCTGCTCCTCGACCTGCGCCACGGCTGCATCGTGCATCTGCTTGTCGCGCTCACGTTGCTCTGCCTCACGCTGTTCACGAATTGCACGCTTACGCTCGTTCATAAGGGCGTAAATCCTCGACCATGCGCCCAGTGTCTCCTCTGCCTCCGCCATTTGTGCGTTGTACTGCTCCATGGCGGCATTGTAGTTGGCATCGGCCTCCTGCTGTGCCTTGACCATCGCCATAGGCGAACCTTTGAGGGACGGTGCTTTCTTGGTCGGCTGTTTCTTCTTCAGCGCATCGAGTGTCTTTTGCGCTTGCTCCACCTGCGCATTGACAATGGCGGTGGTGTTGGCCTCGTTGCCGCCTGTAACCTCGTTGAGTGCGTCAAGGGCAGTCTCCTTGTCGGCCTTCTCAAACATGGGTTCGCCAGTCTCCTCATTAAGAGGAACACGCTCCAGTGCAGTCGGCTGGCGGTTGGCCTCTTCCTCCCTGCGCTGTTGATCCTGCTCCAACATCTGTTGGTTATGCTGTTGCATCTGCTCAACCTGCTCCTGTGGAAGTGTAATGCCACCATCGCCTTGCGTAGCTTCGTTGAAAGCACCTTGGGCGTACTGCTGCAACTGCTCGTCTGTCATGGGCGGCTGCACGTTCTCACCCTCATTCTGTACGTTTTCGGGCGTTTCCTGTACGCTTTCTCCCGATTTTGGTACGCTTTCACCATTTTCCATACCACCAAGCACGGCATCATGTTCAGCTTGAATGTTGGCATAAGCCTCGTCAAGTTCGGCTTGTGGGTCGATGGCATCACCGATATTGAAGATTTGGTCGGGACTGGTGAATTTGTATTCGCCTGTCTCGGCATCGCATATCACAATGCTCTGGTCGGAGTTCTGCGTGTCGATACCTGTTCCATCGGGAAGTGGCACGACATTGCCCTTGACAATGTACACAGGCTTGTCGTCCACCTTCATGGTGGCTGGCTGCACCATGCCGTTGTCCTTGTGGGTGTGTCGCTCCACATTGGCGGCTACCTCCCTGCGTTTGTCCTCCATAGCATCATTGGAGGCATCTTGCACACCGTCCATCGCTGCCTTAGCATTGATGTAGTAGAGCACAGCGTCTCGCTGGTCGTCTGTCAGTTCGGGGTCGTTGGCCAATGCCCACGGATTATCCTGCATCTCGGCCATGCGCATTTCTGCGTCCGTGCCGAAAGCGTCCTCACATTCCTGCAAGGCTTCTTTCATGCGAATGGATATGGCATCAATATCGGCTTTCGCGTCCGCGTCTCCTTGCTCCATTTTGTCCCACAACAGGCGAGACTGGTCATAGATGGCCGCTGCTCCTGCCTCGTCATCTGACATGGGTTGCTCTGTCTCTTGGTTCTGTTCGGGGAACAGCCGTTTCAGATAGTCCTCCACGGCTGCTTGCTCTGGTTCGGTGCGCTTGCTCGACTCTTTTTTGATGGCCGCGTCCACATCTACGCCTGTCTCTTCCTTGATGGCTGCACGGATAGCCTCTGGACGTTCTGCGTCTGCCATGCCTCTGTTCTCTTCCATGAACTTGTCAATGGCATCGACCATCTGCCCATAGTTGGCGATTGCGTCCTTGTCGCCCTCCTTGGCAGCTTGGTAGTTGCGCTTGACGGTTTCGGGGTCAGCACCGGGGGCAACGGCTTCAACAGCTGCGTCCCACACCTTGTTGTCGGCTTTAGCCTCGGTGTAACGCTCACCTACATCAACGCTGTTGAGTTCGGCCTGTCGCATGATTTTGTCCTGCTCCCTCTTGGCTGATGCCTCGTCTGCAAAGCGTCTATTCGTTACGACCTCGCCATTGGCTGTAACGGACTTCACGAATATATTGCCGTGTTCGTCCTTTTCGGTGGTGTACCCGGTAACCGTTCCCATCGGCAACTGCCGCCCGGTAAGGATGTAGTACGCCTTGGCTCTCGCGCTCTGGCTCACATTCGGGTCTTGCATGAGGCGTTCCATTGCCTCGTAGCCGTCAAATTCGGGGTGGTTCTTCAGCCATTGTCTGCCCAAATCCTCAACATCGGCCTCGGGAATGTCAAGATACATTACCTTTCCGTCCGTGCTCTTGGGTCTTGCTTTGGCTTTGGGCTGCTGTTTTGGTGTACGTGTGAAGAGTGCCGCAAGGTCGCCATAACCGTACTTCTGCAATTCCTCTCGTTCCTCCTTGGTGAAAGCCATGTCACGCGGACTTGCGTCCACCTGCTTGCGTAGTCTCTCAACAAAGTTCATGCGGTTATGGTTACGCTCCTGCATGGTCTTAGGGTCGGCAATAGGTCGCAGCCCTGCAATGACACGAGGGGCAGACTTTATCATATGCTGTCCCTTGAAGCCTATCATCATGGCCATATTGTCTGTCCACACGTCCATGGCATCGCCATCACCGCTAATCCATTCGGGAATGGAGAATATTGTACCCTCGGCCACAGTCGATGTGGCAAGTTCTCCTGCACGGATACCCACCTTACCTGCCGTGTTCGATGTAGCCTTTACCCATTTGTCAGCCACATTGCCCAACAAAGGCGACACCGTTCCTGTCACAGAACCGAGCAAAGTGCCGTGCAGCGTAGATTTCACCACATCACCTGCCGAATAGCCCTCATTCTCGCCAGTCGCAGGGTTGATGTGGCCGCCATGCAGCCACTGGCTTTCGCCCTCCTTGATACCCTCGTATGTGCCAAGGTTCCCAGCACCACCTGCCACACCTGCCACGACACGGCCGGTCAGCGTATTACCAAACAGACGTGCGCCCACATTGGTGGCTGCTTTCTTTGCAACAATGCGTCCTCCTATGTTGAGTGCCGTCTTACCTGCAAACGAGCCGACACCACCCGATATATAAGTGGTAGGGTCAAACATCATGCCTGTCACCGTACCGCCAATCTGTGCCCAACGATGGTTCTTGCCGTAGTCGCTCATCGCTTGCTCGTATGCGGCCATATCGCCTGTCGTTCCTGCCTCGCTCCGTGCCAATCCCTTGGTGATAGTGCGTAATAGGTTCATGTCGGCTGCGGTCTTGGCGAAGAACTCCAAGGTGCTCTTTGGCGTGTTCTTTGCCACGGCATACTTGTACACGGCATTGTCAGATAACTGACGAGCCATAGCAGATGCCGACTTCTGCAACTGCTGTTCGGTTGCGGTGGGGTACTGCTTCTTCAACTGCTGATAGCAAGATGTGGTCATCTGCCTGCCGACACGTCCCCACGCATTGTCCATCATCTTTTGCAGGTCAAAGCGCGTGAGGCGCGACACCTCATTCTTGTGCGAGTTGGTGGCTGCATCGACAATGTGCATCTCACGCCCTCCATGTAGCCACGGATTGCCACTGTACACTTCCTCCGCGTTCTTGTTGCGGTCGGCCGCATAATTCGCCTCAGCCTCTTTCCACAAAGCTGCAACAGCTGCACTGGCTGGTTTCTGTGCCGCATCAACCTGCTGGTCGTTCATGTTAAGGCCAAGAGGCTTGCTTGTCTCCTGCCGAAAACGCGTACTTTCCATGTCTGCCAACGCCTTGCTGCTATATCGGTTGCCTGTCGGTGTAATATAGGTCTGCTCGAACTTCTTTGTGCGAGGATTGTACTTTATACCACCTTTCTTTGTCTGACCGAAGCCAAGCCCGAACCCATACTGCTTCATGTTCTTCATGCGCTCGTTGTTGTCGGCTATCATGGCTTGCGTCTGCTGCTGCATCTGCTGCACTTGGTCAATCATCGCCTGTCGCTGTGCGGGGGTGAGCGGCTTGTCTTTCTGCTGTGACGTAGTTGGAGCCGTGCTTGGCGCAGGTGTGGCTGCTTGTGCCGAGGCTGCGGTCGGCTTCTGTGGCAGTGGCTTGGTTGGCGTAGATGTGTTATTCACTGCATGAAGTCCCAACCGTTTGCCAAACTCCTCATAGGTAGGACTATCAATGGCTCCGTCCGCTTTCAGCGCATTGTATAACTGCAAGCGGTTCTGATAGCCCTCCTTACCGGGAGCGAGCATCTTGCTGCGGAAATTCTCACGGCTCTTGCTGACTGCACCGTCTTTCTTCAGTGCGTCATAAAGTTGGTCTATTTTATCGTATGGCATATCTTATAATCCTAATGCTTTTACATTCTTGTATGATGGTCGTTGCTGCGGTCTCGTTGCAGGTTTTGCCGCAGGTTGACGCACTACGCGCTTGGCATAACCACTTTTCTTCTTGTATGTAGTGGTGGACTTGCCGTTGGTATCGCTGTCAGTCGTGCTTGTAGAGGTAACATCTGTTTCCTCAAACGTACCGTGTTGTCTGGCGAATGCCTCGGCAGCTGCTGCTGTTCTGAACTTATGTTCGCGTCCGTTCTCGTCCCATGCGCTGAATTCGTTGTTGTTGGAGCGGTCGTGCGCCCTTGCCGATGCGTAATGGTCGGTGGCAGATGCTCTGCTTGCAGTCGCTGACGCTCGCTGTGCCTCGCCTCGTGCCTTTTCGGTATCAACCTTAGCCTTGTAGAGGTCAGGAGCATTGTCTGCCTCCGCCTTTGCGGTAATGCCCTCCTGCTCGGCTTTTGTGGCCTTTCCTGCTTGCTCACGCAGTTTGTCTGGCTGCAATGCAGCAAGCCAACCGTGCTCCTCCTGCTCTCGCTGTGCCTTTTCCCTCGCCAGTTTCCTGCGCTCCTGCTCGGCCTCCATTTCTCGCAATGTTTTGGCTCTGTCGTTCTGCAAGTCGCCTATTTTGATGGAATACTGCAAATACTTGTCGGCATTGGCCTCACGCTCGGCTTTTAGTTTGTCGAGCTGCGCTTGCAAGGGTGTCTGTTGGCTCATGGTCTTGTGGTCGTACATATTGGGCGCACCTCGTGTCGTGAAGTAGAGGTTGCTCAACGCCATCAGACCGTCACCAACGGCTGCGATTATCTTCTTCGACTTCTCCCTGCGCTCGCGTTTCTTGCGCTCCTCCTCGGTTTCGGGTTTGGTTTTGTTGGCCGCTTCCTGCAATGCAGCTATCTGTTGGTCGTAGCCCATGACGGCATCGGCATTGTTCTGTGGCGACACGCCCAAGCCCTTGTCGGCAGGTGGGGCGACATCTGTCTGCGGTGTCGGCTTGCTCTCTGTCGGTGCAGGGGCGTTCTCTCCGCTGTGCTGCTCCGTCCATGCCTCCGTACCTTTCGGTGCAGGTTCGGGCTGTGGAGGCTGCTCCGTCCATGCTTGCGTACCTTTGGCAGGTGGAGTGGTGTTGTCCGCTCCGTCCTGCTCTGCAAGCCAGTCGGCACTGCCTTTAGGTGGATTTCCTGTGCTCATATTCGTTGTGCTTTAAGTTTAGAACGGCATGGACGATGCCGCGCTTGCCACACCCTGCACGGCTCCTGCAATGGCTTGTGCCTTGCCTTGCTCGATGGCGTTGAGCTGGTTCACATACTCATCGTCCTTGGCTCTGTAAGTCTGCTCTATCTGGTCTTTGCGTGCGTCCGCATTGACGGCAATCTGCGATGTGGCGTCTGCCAAGGCTTGGTTGTTGGCGGCTTTGGCTGCTGCCGTACTCTCGTCCGTTCCACCCATCACGGCTTGCGCTCCTGCCGCCTGTTGGTTGCGGTTCTTGATGCTCTGCTCCGTCTGGGTGAGTATCCTCTGCGCGTCCGCCCTCTGTGTGGCGTCCTCGTTATACCTGCGGTCATACCAGTCTTGGTTGGCCTTGCGCTGTGCCTCAACATTCTTCTTCATGCGCTTCATCGCCTTGCTCGCGCTGATGCCACCGAAGATGCTTCCTGCGGCTCCTACCGCTGCTCCTATCAGTCCCATAATTGTTTGTATTTCAAAAGTTATAATTCGTGCGCTAAATTAATAAGGTATCTTTGCCCACGACTTTTAACTTTTGTATCACAAGGCCGTGGACGCTCCATCAACGCCCAGGCCACAACAAGATAAGGAGAATAGAACATGAAAGGTATGAAAACAGGAGGGCGCAAGAAAGGCACGCCCAACAAGGAAAACCCACTGAAAGGGTTTATCCGCGCACATTCATTGAGTTACTTCGAGCCTAAGAACGTCAAGTTCAACGGAAAAGCCACAATCATGTCCGACTTTGAACTTGACATGGCGGAACTCGCCCCGGACGACCGTGTGAATGCCGAACTGCGCTTGCTGGAGTTCCACACACCGAAGATGAAAGCCGTTGATGTGGATATGTCTGCCAAAATCAACGTCCGCACCATCGAGGACAAACTTTCCGCCCTCTGTGGCGAGGACGCTGACGAAGATGATGACGAGGACGACTGACCCCTCACCACACCTCACCGTCTATCACATCTACTTTTAGACCCGACTATTCGCGATTTTCACTCATAGTTTTAGCGACCCATCCGCGAGGACAGGCCGCTATTTTTTATCCCTACACTTACGTTTTTCAAAACCCAACTATAACCCAACAAAAAGGGTAGCCTTTCTATTTTCAAAACCCAAACGAAAGGCAAACAAAAGGGTAGCCTTTCTAAAAATAAAAGGGTAGCGTTATGAAAAACAGCATAAAAAGTAACCATTTTATGTGCTTGATTTTCTTGAACTTTTTAGAAAACTCGTTGAAAAAGTGGTGCGTTTGCGTGTTGTAAACGTAGATAAAACTTCAAAAATAGGTTTTTGCGATTATCGTTGAAACACAAGTACTTGCAGCCAATAAAAAACGGTAGGGTTTTAATTTCAAAAAGGGTAGCCTTTTCAAAAACATAGAAAACTCAAAAGGCTACCGTTCGTTTCTCGCGCACGCGCGTAGATATAAACGATAGTTTATATAAGATATAGGAATAAGGAATATATATATTATACTCCTAACGTCGTATAATATAAGACGACGACAACGACAAAAACGACTTCGGATTTTGTTTTTCTTTTTTTTGTTTGAAGAAAAGTAGAGAAGAAAAGTTGGGGCGAAAAGAAAGCCCGACCTTGCGGAGTTGCAGAGCCGGGCGTGTCGCAAAAGATAAAGGCCGCATGATGGGGGTGTGCGCTACCT